ATGGCTGACGGATCATCCCACAGTGAAATCGACGGCCTTAGTGACGCGGGCTTTATGGCCTACGTCGGCGCGGCAAATGTACGCGGATCTCTGAAGGCAGAACTGCCGTGTAACCTCAGCGACACTCGCTTTCTAGGGAACTGCGAGACCGGCGCTTTCACCTATTGCAACGGCGGCGAGATCGCTGATGCGGTCATCGGACGCTACTGCTCGATCGGCCAGGACGTGCTGATCAACCCGGGAAATCACCCGACCAACCTGATTTCGACCCACCCGTTCGCCTACAAGGCGGACGGTGCCTGTTGCGGACTATCTGGGCGACCAGAATATGCCGACATCGCCGCCGACTTCACCGGCGAGACGGACGCCCGGCCCAACCGTGTCGTGATCGGCAATGACGTCTGGATCGGCGCGCGCGTCACCATACTTGGCGGGGTGACCATCGGAGATGGCGCGGTGATTGGCGCTGGCGCGGTCGTCACCGGCGATGTTGAGCCCTACGCCATCGTGGGCGGCGTTCCCGCGCGCATGATCCGCCGACGACTGCCTGAGACCTATGAACGCCTCCTGGCCAGCAAGTGGTGGGGACTTGATCTGTCCTACCTGCCGGGCGCTCGCGATTATTCGGACGTCGGCGCGTTCCTTGATCGTCTCGCGCTCTCTCAGCTGCCCGCGCTTGAGCCGGCAAGCGCCCGGATTTCCCAAGGGTGCCCGATCGCGCTTAGAACTCCGCGCTGAGCAGTAGGCCTCCATTGCTGGTGCGGCTGATCTGAACCTGCTGCCCCAACGTGAAGCCGTGCGCGGTCTTGGTGAACGTAATCTGAGCCTGACCCCGCGTAGAGCTGACCGTCGGCGCCGACGAGCATGCCCCGCCACCCGTGCCGTCAGCCGCCTTCATCAGGTAGTCGCTAGCCGCCCCGGACACCGAAAGGCTGGGAGCGTCGCGCATGGCCGGCGACAGCCGCACGTTCAGGACGGCTGTGTTCGGTCCATTGACGGTGGCGTGGCCATAGACCTGCCCCGGGCTCTCGACCGTCTGCAGGTAGCGAGCACACATCACCTCGTCGATCTGCGCAGGCCGGCGCTCAGGCTCGCGGCCTGACACGCCAGCCTCCAGGCCAGTCGGGAGAATGTCGACGGTCACGGCGGTGTTCAGTGGCAGGCGCAGGGCCGCCCGCAGGTAGTCGTTGCCGGCCGTCCCGAAGGTCTTGCCCGCCACCGAGGGCACGGCGACCCGGAACTGGAAGAACTGCCAGTTGGTGGTCACCGAGGCCAGGGCCGTGGTGGTTCCGTCGATGTACTTGGCCTGCGTCTCGACCTCGGCCGACGGCGACCCGCCGGTGCCGAAGTTCTGGATGATGGAGAAGCCGACCTGGATCGCCGTGCTCGCCTTCAGCCATACGCCGAACGTCGCGCGATCACCGCTGAAGTTGTCCGCCCCCTCGACCTTCTGCTCGTAAGTGAAGGTCGTCTGGCCCGAGGCGGCCGAGACCGCGACACGGTGGAACCAGGGCGGGTTGCCCAGCACGGGGATCTGCGCGCCCTTCGAGAAGGACTGCCGGGCAATGTTCATGCTTGCCGTGCCGTTGTAGGCCGGCGCCCAGCCGTCCAGGCAGACCGAACCCGAGGTCGGGTTGCTGAAGTTGGCGCCGCGCGACGTGCGCATGGCCGAGCAGTTGATCAGAAGGTTGCGGAACTCGTCCGAACGGACGCCCCAGCCGACCTTGGACACGCGCGCCAGGCCGCCGGTAGAGGAAGGATTTCCCTCGATCTGTGGGAACGACATCGAGAAGATGGCGGGCGCGTCATAGAAGCCTTCACGGTCGAATTCGCCGGGATCGTTTGCCCAGAGGAGCCCGGGGCGCGCCAGGGTCTCATCGACTACCACCGGCAAGTTCTGGCCAAATTGGCGGTGACCGCTGACGGTGTTGTTAGCAGGGTAGACCGCACCACTGACAGTGCGCCCGATCCTGCGGAAAGAGGCTGCGTTGCCGTCAGGGACGCCAGCCCCCTGCATCCAGACCGAGCCGTAGTCAGTGCTGTCGACGAAGCCCTCGCGAATGCCCGTGCCTGATTGCAGATCGACGATGCACTCGATGCGTTGGAAGTTGTTCTTGGTCGGATCGAAGTTGATGTCCGGTTGGCCATCGAAGTCTACGCAGATAGCTCCAAGCCCTTGAACGCCCGTGAAACCATCGACGAAAAGGTCAACTATGAGGCCCGCGCACGCACGTATTGCCCCATCCTCTCCCGATGGGACCGACGTCATAGCCTGGACATAGAAGCCTGCACCGACGGACTTGCAACGGCCGACCTGTGCTCGAATTTGTGCATTCTGCGCGGACACCCAGCGCGGACCGTAGCCCGCTGCTGCAGATCCGTCGAAAGCGATATCCACGACGCTATTGCCCCAGCATGGACCCTGACAGTCGTACATCCTGCCACCGGATGTACCGGTCCAGACGAACTTGGTGCCTAGGGCTCCGGAGCCGACCTGCTGCCTTTGAAATCCGACACCCGCCCCGCGAAGCTCAACACCATTGATGGTCGATACAGCGGAACTTGAGCCAGTGCCGTGTTGAATAGTGGTTGCCACGCCATATGGAAGGTACTTGAAGAGAAGAACACCTCCGCCGGCAGCGGCAATTGCTACGATCGCAGCATTGATCAGCGGACCATTGTCGGTTCCGAGGCCGGGATTGATCCCAAAACCCGAGGCGAGATAGATCGGCTTCGGTCCCTTGTCGAGAAGGGCGCCGATGGCGCGGATGATGCTTTTGACAGGCTTGTATGGGCCTGAAGCAGGAACGCCTTCGGTGTTGAAGTCCCGAAACGCGGTCGCGAAGGCATCGGCGAAATCGCCCATGGGCCGGCTCTCTCTGCATCAGATCGCGGCGTCATCTCGACGCTGCATGGGGTAGGTATGCCGACCTTTGGGGCTTATCGGAAGTCCGCTGACTGCCACATGCAACCGCACTGACCCAGGCGATCACATGTCCGGAAGGGCAGATCAGGAAAGGATTGAACATCAAAGCGGCGGCCGTCGCATGCGGCTGCATCAGCGCAAGGACCGGCCGCCATCGTGCTCGCTAGGAATTCGACGCGCTCTGGGATACCGAGCTTCGCGGCCCGCGAGAAGTACCTGAACTGGACCGCCGCCTTCATAACCGTTGCAGCGATTATGTGCGCCGATTCCAGGGGGTCGAGCAGGGCAGCTGGCAGTAAGAGGCCTACGAACTCGCGAGTAGCTCTGACATTTGCGCGCAGACCCAGCGCTTTCAGCTCGTCTCGATCCAGCGGCGTTCCCTCTTTGCGCAACTGGTCTCTAAAGACGAGGCCCTCTCGTTCGCACTGTCGATAGAGCGCGTAGATGCGAACATGGGATCTGTCGTTGACGAGTCCTGTATTCGTCAAGGCGCGATCTATTGCAGCGCGTTCAGTCTTGGCTTCCATTCTCCGAAACTAACCCGAGATCAGCCAGCCGTCGCAAGGCCTCTGGGCGCGACGGCTTCGGCTCAGGTTGTGCGGCGATCCAGGCGTCGAGGCGAGCAAGCTCTTCATCCGTCATACGGACCATCAGCCCCGCCTTTCGACCACCAGTCGAAGGGCGTCCTCGCGATTTTGGGGTATCCGGTATTGACGGGTCCATGAATTCAGGATACCCATAATTCAGCTCGGCGCAAGGTTGCCGCCTCGCGCCGAGCCTAACCATGAAACTTCGGAAGGTGTGTCCGATGCCCCAGGCTGCTCAGCCTAATAGCACGTTCGTGCGCGATCTCCAGGCCATGGCCGACACGGCCGCGCTCCTCGCCCGCCTGTTCCCACGCCGGAATGGCGGCGCTGCGGGTGAACCGTGCGCCGATCCCGTGACGCCGCGCCGCCCGGCGCCGGCCGCCGCACACGTGCTGGAGGCTGCGTAATGGTCGCCCCCACTCGTCGCGCCCTGTTTGGAGGGGCTGTCGCGGTTGCCGCGATGGCAGCGCCGGCGATTACCGCTGCGCTTCCTCGGTTCCCCTCTGAGCTGGAGCGCAGGATCGACAAAGCGCTAGTAGATATGCGGGCGATCAACTGCATGTCCGGCCTATCCGACGACGACCTGTACGCGCTGATGAAGCCGGGGAAGGACGCTGTCGACGAGATATTGGCCCTGGACGGCGACGATGCTGATACCCAGCGCCTCCGCCTGAAGGCCATGCGCTGGTGCCACAGCGACGAGCCGATCGAAGACGGCGACTTCGGTGAATGCACGAACCAGCGGCTGGTCGAGAAAATCCTCCGGTCGGCGCTTAAGGCGGGAGCCATCTAATGGCCGCCGCCAAGTCCTCGACCGCGATCGAGCTCCCCGCCCTCGCGATCCAAACGCTACAGGTGCCGATCGTCGGCGACAGCCCTTTGATCACCCACGCCTGGAGCGAGAAGGCCCTGCGCGCCATGGCCGACAAGCAGCAGAAGAAGGCCACCGCCGGGCGCGAGGCCAAGGACCCCTGGGCCGACTTCTGCGGATCCATGTACTGGCTGTCGGAGCGACCCGAGAAGCCGACCGAGGCCGACGTCGAGGCGGCGCGCTTCGGCTTCCCCGCGATCGCGTTCAAGGCCGCGGCCGTGACAGCCTGCACCTCGATCGGATCCATCACTAAGGTGGCCGCCCGCCAAGCCTTCCACGTCGAGGGTGAGTTCGTCGAGATCAACGGCCCTCCTCCGTCGATGCGCGAGGACGTGGCTCGCGTGGGCATGGGCACGGCGGACCTACGCTATCGCGGCGAGTTCTCTCCCTGGTCGGCGGTCCTGACCGTCAAGTTCAACGCCAACCTGATGTCGGCGGCCCAGGTCGTGAACCTGTTCCAAACTGCAGGCTTCGCGGTCGGCGTTGGCGAATGGCGGCCCGAGCGCGACGGCCCCTATGGCCGCTTCCACGTCGCCGCTGATGGGGAGCACGTCTAATGACGGTCCGTTATGGATGGCGCCCTGGCGCCCGCATCAGCCTGGACGCCCAGGCGGCAGGCAAGGAGATGGAGCGAGTCCGCAAGGCCAACGGTGGCTCTCTGTCTCCCGACGTGGTGCTCGACAGCGCGCGGAGCCACAACTCCGCCCTGCACGCGCACTTCGAGTGGGACGACGCGGTCGCGGCTGAGCAACACCGGCTCTCGCAGGCGGGTGAGCTGATCCGCGCCATCACCGTGGACATCAGCCGATCCAACGTCGAACCGCCCAAGACTATCCGCGCCTTCATCAGCGTTGAGCGGGAAGGAGAGCGGTCCTACACTTCAACGGTGCACGCCATGACCGACGCGGATCTCCGCGCTCAGGTCCTGGCGACGGCATGGCGCGAACTGCTCGCTCTTCGCGAGAAGTACGCAGGGCTCGAACAATTGGCGCGCATCTTTGCCGCCATTGACGAGGCCCGACCCGCCTAAGGGTCGAAACGAGGCAGGCTAGGCTGGGCGTGTCCAGGTGCGGCTTGGCAAGGCGCGTTAAGGCATGGTGAGGCGACTGAGGGGTCAGCGGTAGCTGGCCCCTCACCTATGTCACGGTCGCGGTCACTGGACCCACGGGACCAGAACCATCGCCGTTTTGATTGAAGGCGACGACCCAATATCGGTACGTACCTGCTGAGACGCTGTCGGTAATAGACATGACCTCGCCCACGCCACCGACGATCGGCGCCCCCACCGGTGAAGCTGACCCGAACGATGTTGAAGTGCCTCGGTAGAGGATGAGGTGGTCGAGGTTCAGGCTGGTGGGATTGCGCCAGCTGATCATGGCCGAGCCTGAACCGCCGGTTGCGGCGAAGTCGGTCGGTTGGCCTGGAGCGATGTCATCGGTCGAAGTCGAGATATCGACCGTGACCGACCATGGCGAAAGCGTCCCGCCACCGGTCTGATATGCGATCTGGAACTCCAGCGTCGCGTCGGCGGGTAGGAACTCCCCCGTCTCCATCGTCACGCCGGCGTCGGGGTCGATGTCGCCGCCCTGGCGCTCGGTCCAGCTGGTCGCGCCATCCACACGCCAGCGATAGAACCAGGTCAGGTCGCTGCGGTCGGGGCCGGTACCGTCGATCCGCATGCGCACGCCGTCACCGCCAGTGCCGGTCGATGCATAGAACGGCGTGAGATCGACGATGACCGGCGCGTCGAGCGCCTCCGGCGTCGGCCTTGCCGCCGTTACGGGCCCATCGCCCTCTTCCGTCACCGGGTTCCAGTCATAGCGCGCCGCAGACGCCATCTTGTAGGTCCAGGTGATGGATGCGGAGCCCAGGTCGATCGACGCCTCCAGGATTTCGACCACAGCATTGTTGAGGTCATCCTGGTCGCTGATGCGAATGCCCACGTAGCGCTCGCCCAGCGCCCGCCGTCCTGACAATGGTGTACGGAAGGTGCCGTCCGGAGCGAAGTTGCGATCCATCGCCGCCTTGGCCAGTCGACGCACCTGGCTATTGCCCTGGACGCCCTTGGGCGTGAACTCGCTCGATCGCTCCTCGCCCCGGGCCAGGATGTCCTCTTCGTTTCGCCAACTGTCGGTTTCCACGGTCGAATAGTTGTTGGCCGGGTCGCAAAAGCTGACCACGAGAGCGTTGATGGCCGAGTCCGGCGTGGGACCAGGATTGAAGCTGTAATCGATGATCTCTTCGTCGCCGAAGAAGATCGTCGGCGCCTGGTAACGCCCGGCGCGGATGATGTAGGCGCCGTCGCGGCGCACAGCAAAGTGGCCATCCATGGCGTTCAGAAGGGTCTGCAGAAGGGTCTTGCGCAGGCTCGTAGCCTCGAACCAAAACCCCACCTCATAGCGCTTCACCGATCCGCCGGCCTTGAGGGCCACCAATTCGTCGCAGACGTTGGCCTCCGCGGTCAGGATGGCTAGAGCCGGCGCGAAACGCCGGTCCCAATCAGCGCCGTAGCGCCGCCACAGAATGTTGACGGTCCAGACCACGACATTGCCCGTCTGCCCCCAGGTCGAGGGATCGTTTCGGTTCTGGTCAGGGTCGCGCCAGTCGTAAGCAAGGTAGCTCGCCTCGCGGGTCAGCTCGGTCGCCGCGCCCGCGGGAAACTGCTTCTGTGCATCGGCCAGCTTCCCGTTCTCGCACCGCAGATAGGTGGATGGAACGCCGTCTCCGCGGCTGGTCGAGGGCCAGAGCGAAGGAAACGCCGAGGTGAGGTTGCTGTAGCTAGTCTCGGTGATGGATCCGAGCCGGCTGTAGACGCGAGCCCGCCCGGTCTCGTAACGTCCGTTGGACAACTGCTGCACGCTGTCGCCGACGATTGTGACCTCGTCATCGTTCAGCCAGGCGCGCTCATAGGCCCCTACCGGTCCCTCGGGGTAGGCATAGACCTGATGGTAGCGGTTGCTCTCGGCCTCCCGGAAGGCGACCGCGCCCGAAACCCTCGTCCTGCCTACGCCATAGCGTCGCGCCGGCCGGGCCTGCTTGAGGTTGGTCTGCGAAGCCGCCGGGTCCGGGATATTCGGCGCCAGGGCCGCGTTGATGGCCAACGGCACGCCGACGGCCACGGCGGTAAAGGCTGCGAACCCGGCGATCTGGCTCGCAGCGATGCCCGCAGGCGCAAGAGCATTGGCGGCGGCGCCGGCGGCAAGTTGTGCGACATGGATCAGGGTTTCGGCCATCAGACCCTCCACGCCCTCACTACCGGCCAGGCCCCAACGGCAATGCCGCCGGACGTCAGCACGGCCCATCCGATGGAGGTTCGGATTCCGGCCACTTGCTGAGCCCCTTCACGGGTGGGTGCTTCAAGCACGGCGATGTCGCCAGGCACGGGATCGACGGTGCAATACAGGCCGACCTTGGCCGCGCCGCGGCCGACGAGCGCGGCCAGTCCGCCACCAGCCTGGACCAGCTTCTTGGCCTCCTCGGCCGTTCGGTAGCAGCCGCGCCAGAGCGCGGCCCCATCGACGCCCCTTTCTTGCTCCACCCAGCGCGCGACGAAGCCGGCGGTGCAGTCCCACCCCTGGGCATAGTCGATACGCCGGCGCGCGGCGGCGGCGACGTAGGCGCTCAGTCGCTCGACACGGGTCAGGCCGGCCATTCGATCACCATGCCCTGGCTGATGGTTGGGATGAGGTCGAAGAAAGTATCCGTGGGCGAACGTGCCCGCTGGCCCGTCGGACTCCAGTAAGCCGTGGCGGCGAGGTTCCGGTCGAAGAAGTCCGTGCTGGCCGGCAGCGTGATCGTCCTCACCGCCGTCTCGCCCTGCCCCACCCGCGACACGCGCGGCTTGCCGGCCTGCGCCTCTAGAAGCCAGTCGCACTCCGTGGCCGGCTGCTGATGCTCGTCCAGGTCCATCAGGCCGACGTAGATCAGCGAACCGTCGACCTCGTCGCGCTCGGCGCCGGCCAGTTGCAGCGCCGTCGCATCCACGCCCGATAGGGTGAACTCCAGGCTTGTGGCCGCGCCATTGATGGCCTGCGACAGCTCGGGAAGGCCGATGGGAAATCCCAAACCAAAGTACAGACCGCCCGCGGTGTCGGTCGCGTCCGACGGCAGTTGGAAATCTCCCTCTCCCGACCAGACCCGCACCCATCCCGTCGGATCGCCTCCAACTTTCAGAAGGAAGAAGATCGCGAAATTTGGCGGGTCGGGCACATAGGCGCCGTCGCTCTCGAAGCTCATCGGAACGTCTCGCGAAAGACGATCGACGGCGTCGCGTGCCAGGCGACGTCGTAGTCGGGCCACGCCGAGCCGTCCGCCATCTGGGCGCGCATCACGCACCGAGGGTCGTTGAAGTCCACCACGGTCCCTGCCGAATAGGCTTCCCGAGCCGGTGGCCCGAAGCGAACCGTGGCGACACCGCCGCTCTGGCTGATGATCGAGGCCACGCCGTACAGGCGTTCTCCGTACCTGGGGCCGGTCATCGTAAACGGTTCGCCTCCGACCAGCTCATAGCCCGGTTCCAAGACGATGGTGGCCGTGGTGGCACGCAGCTGGATTCCCGCCGAAAGCGCCCCGGTCAGCAACACCGAGACGAATGGCGTGTCGTCGGAGTGGAGCGAATTGTCGCTGTAGGGGACTAGGCCGAACGGCCGTGTGAAGTCGGCCTTCACACGGCCAGCGCAGCGCGGCACGACGACCTTCGTGTCGCCCAAGCTGAAGCGCAGCAGCAGGGCCTCCCAAGCCTTTGCGGCCTCGGAGGTGTAGATCGGCACGCTCTGGAACGATGCCTGCCAGGCGCCGCCGCCGCTGGCGTTGCGCTCCTGGGTTTCGCCATAAATGGTCGGACCGCCCGAGATGAACGAGCCCACGAGCCCCCAGCGAAGGACGTCGGGCGCGGCGAAGGCATGAGGCAGACGGTCAACCATCAGCCCTTGTTCCCCTGATGCTTCGCCAAGGCCGCTGGGGCGTCACGCATGGCCTGGGTGTAGGCGGCTTGGCCGGCCTGGGCCGCGGCCTGGCGGGCGATGCGCGCGATCGTCGCGTCGCCATTGGCGCCGCTCAGGTCAATGGACATCCGCAGGACGGGGGAGATGGTGGCGCTACCTCGGCTCACTAGCCGCGACACAGGCACCATCTTGCCCGACGAAGGCGGCACGAAGACCTCTGGCCGACCTTCGTTGATCTTGTAGGGCACGCCGCCGACCATGTTGCCGCCGTTGGCCCGGCCGAACAGGCCGCCCACCGACTTGGCGATGCCGCCCCAGCCACCGCTACTGCGGAAGATCTCGGTCAGCCCCTTCGAGAGGTCGTCCAGCAGGGACCGGGTGATCTGGTTCCCCAGGTATTCCAGAAGCCCCGGCAGACCATTGCGGAAGCCGGCCTCCAGGCCACCACGGATAGACTGATAGGTGCTGTCGTATAGGTCGTCCTGGTAGCGCTTCAGGTCCTCGTCAGCCCCAGCCAAGGCTTGTCCGGCAGGCTTGAAGTCACCACCTCCGTTGCGGAGAGCCTCAGTGAGACCGCCGCGCGATTGGAAGACCCTGTTGGCCTCTTCGAAGTCGCGGGTCGAGACGGTGTCCGTGAACATCACGCCGCCGCCATACTGAGCGGCCTGCATGTCATGCAGGCGTTTGGCGTAGGCGGTCGCGCTCTTGACGTCCTTGAAAACGCCGAGCTGCTGGCCAGTGTCATTGAACAGCGCGATGGCCTCATCGTCGCTCAAAAGGCGTCCGTCCGGGCTCACCGTGGGGATGAGGGTTTCGCCCCGATCAGTGCCGATCGACATCGACCGAACAGTGCTGATGGAGCTATCGGCGTTCTTCACGACCGGACGCGAGTTGAGGTCGATATTCCCCCTCTCCAACTGACCCGGAGCCAGACTGGCGTTGAAGTAGTCGATCATTGCCTCAGTGAAGAGGCGGGGGCCGTCACCATCGGCATAGCGACCCTCACGCCGAGCCAGGGCTTCCCGCTCGTCAGCCTTGGTCGGCTTGGGCGGTTTGGGGCCTTTGCCAACGTCCGCGAGCTCCTTACGAAGCTTCTTAATCGCGTCAGCTGCCGCCGCGGCGTCTTTTCCACCTGCCGAAACGCGCTTTTGCAGAAGGTCAATTTTCCCCTGAATCTTGGCGCGCTGATCGTTGAGCGAAACGGCATCGATGATCGCGGCCGCGTCAGTCTCTTCCTGGTTCCTGCGAGCTAGACTACCCCGCCGCATCGCAGCACGGTTCGCTTGTCGCTCAGCCTCTCCGGTTGGAACCGGAACACCACCGAGGGCTCGCGCCATCTGGCGTTGGTCGGCCTCGGCCTGGGCTTTGCCATAGTCGCGCGCAGCTGCGGCCGCGTCGCTGATCGACTTGGTGAGACGGTCCCACCACCCCTTCAGGCCGCTGACTTTCGGCACTTGGCCATCGAGCGTGAATCCAAGCCGCTCGAACAGGAGTTCCTGGGCTTGAGCAGTCTCGCCAGACGCCTGCATTGACCGGATGAGGCGCAGGGTTTCCGCGTCCAGTAGCCCGAACTTACCCTGCAGCATCTCCGCGCCGCGTGCCGGATCGGCAAAGGCTTTGCCGAGTTCCTCGGTGGCCTTCTTCGCGTCCTGGCCAGTCGCGCGGGCATAGTCGTCGGTGATGGTGATCAGCTTACCGATGACCTGGCCGCCAAGCGCGCCCGTGTTGGCATAGGAGATCGCCATTTGCTCAGCAGCCGCCCGAGTGACGTTTCCTGCGTCGGCGCTGGCGGCGGCAAGATCGCGAAGGCCTTGGGCGGACAGGCCGGTCGTCCGACCGAGGCCCACAACCGACGTTTCCAGCGCCTTGAATTCGGCGTCCGCTTTCTCCGCAGCAAGAACGGCGGCTCCCAAGGCGACCCCGAAGGCGGTCAAAGCGCCACCAGCTGAGAAAGCGAATGGCGCCAGTGCCCTTAAGGTGCCGCCCAATCCGCCGAACGCCTGGGTCACCTGCCCGCCTTGCTGGGCCAGGATCGTCAGCGGGTTCGCGCCCGAGGCCAGCGACGCGATGACGTCGTTCACCGTGTACTGGATGGTCAGAAGCTGGTTCGCCGTCAGCTTCGAGGTGCGCGTCATCGCCGCGCCGACGCGCTTTTCGGTCTTCACCGCAGCGCGTTCCATCTTGGTCATGGAGGCTTCGAACACCGTGACGGACGTCTTCACGTCCGCGTTGTACTTGTCGTTTTGCGCCTCAAGCTCAACGACAACGCGGTCGGCGGTGACGCCCATCAGTTGGCCCTCCCGAGCGCAGCGGCGGGGATCTTGGCGAAGTTGCGCATGACGCGATCCGAGGACGGCGGATCGGGCTTGGCGTCGGGATCATCGGCGGCCAGCCGCTCGCTCCTGGCCCAGCACATGGCGGTGAAATCCCCCCATCCGATGGTCCGCGCTTCCACGCCAAGCTCTCCGCAGATGTCTAGGTAGCCGGGGTAGTCGAAGAAGCCTTCTTCTTCCCCGGCGGCGCTTTTTTTGGCGCGGGCGGATCCTTCGCAGCCGGCGGCGTGAAGCCCTGGTAACAGGCGAGCAGGATGGCGGCGGCCAGGTCCCAAGCATGGGAGCGCGGAAAGGGGCGGACGTAGGTCTCGACGAGCTGACGGGCGCGGATCGCGTCGACCTTCACCTCTTGCTCGTTCACGAGGCCCTTGCCCCCACCGATCAGGCCCAGGCGGATCGTCTCGTCGAGGTCGGCGTCATGCCACGCGCCCTCTTCGGGATGCCCCCACGAACCTTCTCCATCGCCCTTCTGATAGCGCCCCTTCAGGACGCGCGCGACGATGGCTCCCAGCCCGACAGGAACGTCGACTGGACCGTACTGCGGGTGACTGGCCTTGAAGCCGCACAGGCGCTGAAGCTCGGCGCGCTGCGGACCGTTGAGGCGGAAGAGGTAGGTGCCGTCCGCGAATTCGAGCTCGATTTCGCACGGCGGGACGACCGCGCGCTCCATCAGACGACCTCAGTTTCGATCCACTCGCCATCGGAGCCGATGGTCAGCTCGGTCTGGACGAAATCATCGTCGGCGCCGATGATCTGACGCTGGGTCAGCATGGCCGGGCCGCCGAAGTAGGACGTGTAGACCGCATCGTCGGCCGGCTCGCCGATCAGAAAGCGGTAGTTGGCGCGCTTGCCGACCAGCGACGAGATCAGCGGCCCGATCGCGCGGTTGTATTGGCCAGAGCCGGACAGGTCCCACTGCTTGCCGGTCTGGATCAGACGGCGGAAGGGGATATCCTCGGGATTGTCGCAGTTGCGGGTGAACACGTCGTTGGTGTTCACCTGCTCGGTCAGCGTCCGGGTGTTCAGGCCGCACAGCGGCAGGAAGGTCCCCGGCGCGTTCGGATCCTCGACCAGGATCGAGACGTAAGTGCCGCGAACGATATCGGGCGTGCTCATGGGCCGGGGCTCCATCTATGGGTTCGCGGCGTCATCCCGACGCTGCTTTTTGCCCCTCCGCCCACATGAGCCTTGGTGCACAAGGGTAGGTATGCCGAGCCCCCTGGGGCTTGGGAAGGCCCGATATCAGGCCGTCACCACGCCCTCGAACGCGACGATGGCGTGCCAGCCAGTGGCTTCTTCCGGGTCTCGGATAATGTCGGTTCCGGTCCACCGGAGGTCGGTGAGGCGCGCGGGCCACGGGGCGTCGGGAAGCGCGATGGAGCGGCCGTCCAGGCAGGAAGAGACGGCCGCTCCAAGCGTAGCCACGGCTGTCTCGTCGCCGCCCTTGGCGAAGCAGCTGACGCGGATCGTGTAGCGCGTCCCGTCCAAGCAGGTGGCGCGCATCGGGACGACCGTGAGAGGCTGAAGCTTGGTGAAGGGCCACGTCGGATCCGCCGGCGGGCTTTGGCCGTAGACGCGCGACGACACGATGCTGCTCACCCCCGCGTCAGCCTTGAGGGCCGACACGAGGGCTTTGCGAACCCAGAGGGAGGCGTCGCGGGCCACGGATCAGGCTGCGGCCGTGCGGCCGATGATGACGATGTCGTACGACACCGGCGTGCCGGCGCCACTGTTGGCGACGAGGATGAGGTCGCCGGTCCCGGCCGTCACAGCCCATCCGTTCTTGCAGGTCAGAAGGGCGAAGTCGCCCGGCGCCAGCGTCAGCGTCAGCTTGGGCGTGGTGCCGGACAGCGGGCCGTTGAAGGCGTTCGAGGCCGCGCCGAACACCACGACGGAGTTGGTGTTGGCGGCCACCGCCCTGACATAGATCGCCACGACCTCGGCAGCGGTGAAGGTGGCGCCCAGGGCATCGGCCAGCGCGCCGGCGAGGTCCAGGTTCTCAGTGGCTGAAGCCGCCAAGGTCCTATTGTCGGCGAACAGGATGTTGGCCTTCGAGGTGGCATCCGTACCCCCGGTGAGCTGCAGCAGAGCATCCAGGTTCACCGGAGCCCTGGGGGTGCCGAGGTCGCCGACGCCGACCAGTTGCGACTTGATGCTGACCGCGATCGATGCGGTGACGCCTGCGACCATGTGACGGTCCTCCAGCTATGGGAATGGGGCGTCGTCCGACGCTCCGAAGGGGTGCATGGGTAGGTATGCCAGCGAGGCGTGAGGTGTGCTATGATCTTCGGGCAGGCGTGCAGGGCAGACCCGAGCGCCAGCCGGTAGGTACAGTGGCGCAGCCGAGGCCGACCCGTAGATTCCTGCGTTCGGACTGACAGACGAAATTCCCGAGTACCCAGACATAGGCATCGCGCCAGCTGAGGAAAGGGAAGTCATCCGCTGGCCCGTGGTGCAAAGGACAGCACGACGGTTTCCTAAACTGGGGATGCAGGTTCGATTCCTGCCGGGTCAGCCATCACCCCTTCGGGTTTCCCCTACCCGCCTGGTCCACCACCTTCTTCACGGCGCGGCGGGCAAGCTCCACGGCCTCGGCCTTCTTCTTCTGCGCCGCCGGCCGCATGTAGGGGCGAGCCGCCATCTTGGAGGTGCCGAACTCCAGGGCCGCCGAGGACGGCGCATTAGACGAAATCTCGACCTTCAGAGGCTCGACAAGCACGGTCTCGATGTTGCCGTCGAGCACGCCGGTGTCGCGATTGGGCGGCTGGCCGGGCTTCGACGGTACGTGGCCCTTTCCGCTCACGGAGCCCGTCGTGATGGAGATCTCCGCCTCCACCTCGATCATGTTGCCAGCGACATAGAGCGCCTTGCTGACTTCGCGGATCATCTCCTCGCCATGGAGGCGCTTCAGGCGGGCGGCGTGGGCCTTGGCGCCGGTGACGCGGGCCATCAGGCCAAGCCCGCGTGCACGACCCAGTGCGTGCCGGCCGGGTCGGTTTCGCAAGACCTCACCAGCCATCGCCGCTCCGGCTCGGCTGGTGCCTGCTTGGCCGTCAGCTGGGCGTCGGTGTTGAACTGCTCGACGCCGGCCTGCAGGATCAGGAACGCCGCGTCACGATCGGTGAAACCCTCGGCCTGGCGCATGGCCTCGGTGACCTTGTCAGGCTGGTAGCGGATCGGGATGTCGGACCAGGTCACGGTCACGTCGCCGTCGTCGCCGTCGGTGCGCGTCTGCTTGTGGAGCGTACCGGGCAGGTAGAGCGGCGCGAAGGCCGCTCCGAAGACCGACTGAAGGCCGCCGTCTAGAAGCCCCACGGCCAGCCTCCGCAGTACGGAACGGTCCCGGCGCCCGTGACGCGCGGGCCGCCGACGTTCTGGGCACGCAGGGCGGCGAACTCCTGGCCGTAGCCGGTCGCCAGGACGGGGTCGGTCTGGCCGCCGCCACTGGACGCGCCGTTGTCGAAGCGCTCAAGCGACAACTGGCCCGACTTCATGACCTTGAACCCGGACGCGCCGGCCGCGGCCGCCTCGCCCTCGGCACCTGGCCAGAAGCCCTCCTTCGTCAGCCAGGCGGCCGCGTAGAGCAGCTGGCCCTCGGCGAAGTCGCCCTCCGTCCACGTCTCGTCGACCTGACGGGCGGCACGGGCCAATGCCTGGGTCACCATGGCGTCAGGAACCTTGTCCACCGTCGCCCGGGGAAACCGGGCGCGGAAGTCGGCGATGGTGGGGGCGACATAGGCCATCGATCAGGCCTTCGCCTTCTTGGCGTAGGGAAGAGCCTTCGGCGACGGATCGCGACGGACGTTCGCCTTGGGGACGGCCACGTAATAGTGCTCGTCGCCCAGCTCCATCACTTCGCCGACGAAGCCTTTGCCGTCGCCGTCCTTCCAGCACAGCAGGATCTCGCCGCCTTCGCCGACGGCCAGGACGAGCTTGGGGTCTTCTTTCTCGGCCATGGTCAGGCGTCCTTGTTCTCGCCGGCCGGCGCGGCGAGCTTGGCGATGATCGTTTCGCGCTTGGCAGCGTGGTGCGGCGGCCGGCCGAACTTCTTCTCGTGCATCTCGGCCAGTTCCTCGTCGGTGGCGGCCTCCAGCAGCTCGGCATCGAAGGTCTCGGCGACTTCGCCGGTGACACCAGTAGCGGGCAGAACGGGCTCGCCGGTCACGGTATCGACGGTCGATTCCTGGATCAGCTCGCCCGTGCCGACCAGCGGAGCGTCGGCGCCCGGTTGGGGATCGACATGGCGGGGCTCGTAGACGAACGGCTTCCGCTCCAGCGCCTCGAATCGATAATCGCCGATCTCGGTGGGACGCGTCGGGCCCGTCGCGAAGCCGAGGAACTTGCGAGCACTCATGTCGATCGTTGTGAAGCCTGAGCCGTTCTCGTCATCGGCCAGGGCCAGCCACAGGCGCTCGACAGGTTCGTCGGTGGTGTCGCCGTCGGTGATGGTCAGGAACGGCAGGCCTCGGGCGCGTTTGAGCGCGTCGGCGTCGACGTAGAATGAGCGCGTCTCGCCCGACGGGATGAACTTGAGGCCGTCCGTGGTGTGGACGCCCTGGTCGGCCTTGCTGGTGTTGGTGATCGTGACGCGCATTGGGTGCCTCCGGGCTGCGCTCAGAAAAGACGGCCCCGCCGTTTCCGGTCGGGGCCGCAGGGTCAGGGAGCTTGTCATCCGGCCCTTAGGCGGGCGGGGCGATGATCTCGTCGGCGTAGGCCGCCGATTTCGGCAGGCGCCACTCCGTGCCACCGGTGCGGGCGATGATGCCTTGCTCGAAGCCCATCAGGGACTTCTGGCGCGGCGCCAGGACGGTGCGAGGCATCGGCAGGTGGAAGCGCACCACCTCCTCGTCGCGACGGTAGGCGACCATGCGTCCGCCGCCGTCTTGGCTGGCGGTGTTGAGTTCGCGGACGCCGAAGATGTTCAGCGGCTGCTCCGTCTCGGCCGTGTAGATGTTGGCCTTCTTCACGTAGTCGAGGACGGTCATGTTGCCGTCGCCGGCGCCGAGGCGGCGCGTGGCGATGGCGCGGAACGCCTTGGACGGCAGCGCCAGGCTGTCGGCCCACTCGACCTCGTTGGTCTGGTCGCGGACGCGGCCCAGCACCTCGTCGATATCGGCGAGGATCTGGTCGACCGTCTTGGCCGGCCAGAAGGTGCCGGCCGACGCGACGTCCGCGCGCGGCACGTTCGGATCGTTCGCGAAGCCGGTCCAGTTCTTCTCGGTCGAGCCCAGGAAGGCGATGTTGTTCAGCTTCCGCTCGATCTTGTCGGTCGCCGACGCCGCGTCGGTGGCCGGCAGGTCGATGTTGTAGAGGTAGGACTGGTTCACCTGCTCGAGGTCCCAATCCCAGCCGGAGCCGATCATGGCGTAGTCGTGCGACGCCTGGTCGCGGGTCGACTTGTTGAACGGCATGTCGTTCGCGGCGCCGGAGATGAACTTCGCCTCGCCGGCCGAGTCCACCGAGAAGAAGGTGGTGCCGATCGCCCAGGGCGCACCCTCGGTGATGACCGGCAAGACCCGGTTGTAGTTGAACGTCGGGTAGCGGCGGCGATAGACGCGAGCCTCGATGTTGCGGCCCTGCGCGATCACGAAGGGCATGGCCGCTTGGGCGTCTTGGAAAGCTTGGCGCATGGCCAGTTGGTCCTTCTGTGGGAGAGCGGGCGTCTCGCGACGCGCGCAGGGTCTGCGGGGATTAACGGAGCTTCAGCACGATCTCGACCATCTCACCGTCGGCGGCGGTCGTGTCGAACCGGGCGCCCGGGATGCGGATGCCGGTGTTGACCGAGTTGTAGCGCTTGGTCGCGGGTTGCCAGTAGACTTCGCCGCCATCGACCACGCCGCCCGCGCCAGCGACGACCCAGATCGGGCCCATCGTGCGGAACGAACCGGTGTAGTACTGCGGATAGCCGTCCACGAGCGTCGAGCCGCTGGCGACCGGCGGCACGGCCGGGGTGAGCTTGGCGATGCCCATGAACGTGGTGTTCGCGGTGTAGGTGACCGTGATGGTGAACTGGTCGCCCACGGCCGGGTCCGTGCCAGCGTCGGTGATGGTGAACGGGCCGATGCCGCCGATGGTGGCGGGCGTGCCCGTGGTGACCTCGCCCAGTTCCTGGCCGTCGGGATCGCTCAGCAGGAAGATCGCCGTCGCGCCCGCCGAAACGGCGGTGAGGCGATACACGCCCTGCTTGGCGCCAGCCGCGACCGGCGGCGAGGCGGTGATGGTGGCGGCGCCGGTGTTGCCGGCGACGGCGGCGGCGGCGGCGGTCGCGGCGAACGCGCCGCCCACGACCACGCCGTGATCGCCCGAGCCGCGGAAAGCGGGCTGGCCGAACTCGATGCCGGCGGCGCTCTCGACGGTGCGCGAGATGTCGTTGCCGACCTCGGCGTTCGAGACCATGCCGGGCAGGCCCTTGGCGGGCGTTTCGCTGTAGGTGGTTTGGTAGGCGGGCATTGCTGTCGGTTCCTTCGGAGGAAAGGGGGGCGTCTCGCGACGCTCCGGTTTCGGGCTTAAGCCGCCTTCTGGCCGGTGAGGTCCGCCAGGTACTCGGCGCGCGCGTCCCTCACGGCTTTCTCGGCGGCGTCGCCGATGACCGCGCCGGCGCCGGCAGCGATGCTGTCGGCCAGCGGGTTGCTGGGGGCGGCCTGGCGCTGGCTGTCGGCGATGCTGCCGGCCATGGTGGCGAAGGAGACCTCGATCTGGGCGTCGTTCCAGTCCTTGGCGGCGTCGCCCAGCTTGGACGAGACGACGGCCTTGCGGATCGCGGCCTCGTCCATGGCGTCGCCGATGGTCAGCGAGGGGGCGAGGATCTTGGCGTCAGCCAGGGTCTTAGCGAAGGCCTTGGCGTGGTCGCGCAGCTGCTGCGGGGTCACCTTGGCGTCGGCCAGGGACTGCTTCAGGGTGGTGATCTCGGCGTCCTTGGCGGCGGCCTGGGTGGTCAGGGTGGCGACCTGGCCCTCGGCGGTGTCCTTGGCCGTGTTGGCGGCGGTCAGGCGGCCCTGCAGGGTGGAGATCACGGCCTCGGCGGCCGGGCTGACGTCGGCCACCGGCACGCCGTCGATCATGATCGTCTTCATGGAGGTCTGGTCCTTCACGGGAGGGGCGTCATCGTCTCGATGAGGCCAGGAGTCGCCGATGCGACAGGCGGAACCGGCCCGGCCGCGATGGACCAGGGCCAGGTGATTGGCTCGGATGTTGGTCTGGCGGGCGTCGTAGGTCTCGCCGCCTTCGGTCACGCCGGGCGTCCAGTCGACGTCACAGGTGTAGCCGACGGACAGCTCGCGCTTGCCGGCGCGGTACTGACTGATCGCGTCGCCGTCCATCATGGTCAGGGGGACGCGGATATACTCGCCGTCCTGGGCGGTCTCGCGCCGAGCGCCATCGCCCAACTGTCCGATGGCGTCGCGCTTCCAGGTCGTGGCGGTGACCATGTCCTTCGGGTGGTCATTGGTCATGGGCCGCCACGGGATCGAGGCCATGGAGGCCTTGTCGAACACCTCGTCGGCGGAGCGCAGCACGCGGACCACCTGTCCGGGCTGCGCGTCCTTCATGCCGAGTTCGGAGGCCAGGTAGGTCTGGATCCCGGTGCGCGCGATCCGGGCGTCGGCCACGAGATATCCGTCCGCAGTGATGCGAACGGAGTCCTCGTCCAGCGCTACGGCATCGACAACGCGCATGCCCATCCTCGTTCTAGCGATCGGGCGTCATCTCGACGGCCAACCGTCCCCATTTCTGGGGCCGTGAGGGTAGGTATGCCGATGGTTTGGGGGCGTGCCTAGGGGGTCGTTTCAGCCTATGCGGCTACCTACCAGTCGCGCGGATCCTTCTCGAAGCGGATCGGTCCCGGGCACGGCGTGCGCTCCATCTCGCGACCGTTTCCGTCGCGAACGACGCGGTCGGTCCAGATCGGGCGCCACCAACCATCAGGGTCTTGGGCATAATCACCCGTCGGGCGCGGAAACTCGATCGACCCAGTCTGAAAGACCAGGTTCACCTACTTCCCCTCCCTTACAGCGTCGATCATGGCGGTGAATCGACCCTTGGTGTCGGGCATCTGGTAAGTTTCCAGATAGGCGAAGGGCTCCATCATCTCCGGCGTCGGTGCGCGCAGCTCGGCAAGGATGGCGTCGACGATCTCAGCGCCGGTTCCCTCGCGAGCTTCCTCATACCCGAAGTCGTAGGCCTTCAGGCGCTCGGCCGCCGCCGCGATCAGCCGCTCTATCATGGTCTGGGTCATGGTTTCCATCCCGAAATGTCGTAGGCGGTCACGGTCTCGAACCTGGGATTGCCGCTGTTCGTCGGGCTCGGCTCCTCAAGCCACAACTGGCCAGCGAAGGGGCCGGCCTGGCTCACAGTGACCGCCAAGGTCACCGGCTGCGGCGGTGACGCGAGGTCGATGTAAGGCTCATCGAGATCGCCCGACACGCCGCGCACGACGACGAGCGCGTCCTGAGGAAGGTCGGCTAAAGCCGCCCGAAGTTCACCGACGGTCATCTGCTCGCCAACGCCCATTCGATCATCTCCAGGCAGGTCTCGCGGTTCTGCCACTGGCTGCGGCGGAAGTGGACCTCGACGACGGTGTCGGTCGGCAGATGGGTCACGCGGACGCCGCGATTGACGCAGCCGACCTGCTGGCCGCCACGCACGAAGCCGGGAGGGTCGACGGCCTCGATCTTCAGTTGGTCGGCCGGTATGTCCATGCCTCACCCCTTCGCTGGCGGCAGGTGGGCGAAAAGCGCTTCCTCACCCGGCTCAAGCTGGATGGTGACGCTGGGTCGTTGAGCGCGCATCAACATCTGGGCCAGCGCCTTTGAAAGTGGTTCGCGAGCGGCGAAGTGTTCGATGCGGAGGTCGCGCAGGACACGCTCCGCGTCCGCTTGCGCCGTGGCCGTCTGGGCGCTCTCAACGATCGCGTCGAACCGATCTTGGTACAGACGGTCCAGCGCCGCTAGGGCCGCCTTCTGCGCTTCGACGATAGGGCCCCACCCTTCGACAACTATCGGCGTGCTATCCACGAACTTCATGCGCTCACTGCCTCTTTGGCGACCTCGACCCCATGGCGCTTGGCCACCCAGCAGAACAGTCGGACCTCCGGCGGCATGGCGTTCGCGTTCACCCATCCGGTGATGGTGTTGGGGGCTCGCCCAAGGGAGCGGGCCAACTCGGCCTGCGAGATGCCGATTTCGGCCAGGGCTATGCGGAGATCGCGAGCGTTCATATCAAGGGTATGAACTAGATTTGTAGATCGTCCATCCCTGTTGGATGTTTTTCCGGGATTTCCGCTACAGGCTGAGGTGGGCCTGTCGCTTACAGCCACACCAAGGCAATTGGCCCGGCAAGTCCTTCGGCGCCGTCTTGTCGGTGTAGATGTTCCCGTCCCTCTCCTTGTGCCAGAGCCGGGGGTGGAGCTTACCTGAGTGGCGCCACTTCCATTCGTCCAGGCCCGCCTGGCGCTGGCGCTCGGCGTCGAGCTCCGACGACAGCTTGTTCAGCTGATCGGAGGCGATCCGCAGGGACCGCGCCCGGCTGGTCTTCAGGGTCTCGTTGATGGCCTTAGCCACCTCGCGCGCCGGCGCCCGGCGTTGGTATCCGGCGAAGACGTCGGCCGCGATCTTGCTCTGGGCCTGGGCCGACACGTCGGAGATGAGCGAGACGTTCCAGGTCAGGATATCGTTTAGGGCCTGTTGAGCCTCCAAGGGGCCAAGCATCGTGGTCAGGTCGACTCCCGTGGCGGTGTAGACGGCTGCGATCCACTTCTCCCGGTGCCAGCGCTCCACGAGGACGGTCCAGTCCCGTAGCTCCGGCGTAAGGGTCAGCAACAGCCGCTCGAACTCCGGGCCCAGTTCGCGGAACAGGTCACCCAGCGGCCCGGCGTCGTCGCGCACCATGCCGTCGCGCGCCGCGCGGCGCTCCAGGGCCTGGGAGTAGGCAGGGAGGATGCGATCGCGCGCCACGGCCGCCCAGGCCCGCACCACCTTCATGTAGATCCGGGCGAGGTCGTCCTGCAGGGCCTGGGTGGGCACGATGATCCGGAAGTCCATCGACCGGCGGGCGCCGGCGCGGCGGGCCATTGCGGCGAGGTCGAAGTTCACGGGATCACTCCGAGGTCGCGCGCTTCCTGGATGATGGCCGTCAGGACTGGTGGCACGGTCATGACGAACCGGCCCCACTCGATGCTAGCAAGTTCGATCTCGCCCCAGTCGTCGAGGTCCGGGAGGGCCTCCAGGCGCCGCTCAAGATCGCGGAAGCGCTGCCCGTGGCGCCTGGCCAGAGCCTCATGGATCCGCAGGCAGGTATCGGCCGCGTCGGCGATCCGGTCGGTTTCGAAGATGAAGGCGATGGAGGTCTGAGCCATCGTCAGGCCTCGCTGATCGACTTCGCCCAGTCTTCCTTCACCTCGGCGAAGATCTCAGGCCCGAACACCAGCGGCCCCGTGTAGGGCTCGACCTTCGACAGATCGAGGTCGCCCGCGTCCCAGGTGATGGTCACGTGCGGCTGGTAGGCGGGCCAGTCCCAAGAGGCGCCCGCGTTGACGAAGCGCTCGTGGCGCCAGGTCAGGCTCTCATTGACGAACGCGAGCACGACGGCCTTGCCGCCCTCGCCCAACCGCTCGATCAGGCGCGGGCCGCCGGCCGGCACGCGCAGCCAGCCCTTTTCATCTCCGCTCCAGTCGGTCCCCATCTCCATCCAGTCGACAGGCGCGCGGCTGAAGCAGACGGTGACGTGCATGTCTTCCGCCTTCTGGGTGGTGGTGAAGCCCTGGCCCTTGGCCCAGCGAATGAACTCGTCGGCGTTGAGCAGCTTGCGGGACACGTAGAGAGTCCGCGGCGCGGCGTCGTTGGCGGCCTGACGCTGGCCGGCCGCAGGTTGGGTGAGCGCCGACGGGTCCTCGTCGGGCTGATCGACCGGATCGAACTCAAGTTCGTGCTCGGTCTCCTCGATCGCCGTTTCCAGACCGGGCCACAGTCCACTCTCGACCATGCGGTTCTGCCAGGACTTGGCCAGCGCGTCGGCCGGGACGACGTTTTCCTTGGCGATCAACGCCATGGTCTCGGCCTGAAGCTTCTCGATCTCGGCGGCTTCCTTGGGCTCGGCATCGGCCAACGGCGCCCAGGCGTAGTGAATTTCGGCCGGACGAGCGCCGAGAGCGGAGCGGATCAGCACCTCGTCGAGCGGCGCCATGGTCGGGCGCGCCTCGTTCTCCTGCTTGGCCGCGATCATGGCGTTGTAGTTGTCCTCGTCGCCCTGGCCGGTGGCGTTGAGGCCCTTGGGAGCCTCGCCTAGGAAGCGGGTCACGGGGATGTCGCAGGCGGCCGCCACCAGCTGGAGCTTCTGACGCTCCACGTCCGGCAGGCCGGCGAAGTTGACCTGTTGGGTCGCCCACTCCTCGTCCTTGTCCAGCACGCGTGTCCGCAAGATCGACTTCGCCTGGTTCGCGATCTCAACGCGTTGGAGAAACTTCTTCTCGTATTCGGCGGTCCCAACCTGTCGCATGAAGTCGGGGATTTTGAGCGTGTCGGTCTTGGCCTCCTGGACCAGAGCCGCGATCCCAGCCTGCACGAGGTCGGCGTTTGTCACGGCATCCCAGATGGAGACCATGAGCGGGTCTCCCCAGAACTGGTTCATGGCGCTCTGCATGCCGGCCGTGGACTGGCCCACGAAGGCGATGACCCGCGAGGGGTGAATGTTCATCGACACGCCCTCGCCGTTCAGCTGCCACATCTTGGGTTGGCCGAAGGTGGTCGAGAGCGGATTGCGTTCGATTTCGGTGAAGCTGATCTGGTGGCGCGTGACGGCGTGGACGAACTGCAGACCGCCCCTGGCGATCGTCTCGGGATTCAGCGGGAGAGACGGATCGTCAGCTGCGCCCAGGATCAGCGCGCCGCCGCCATAGAGCCGGCCATAGAACAGGGCAAGCCGCGTCTTGGCTCGCAGCCCCAGGCGGCGCTCCTCCTCTTCAATCTTCTCGATCTGGTCGGCCTCGGCCTGCCAGTTGCGCCACTTCCGCGTCATGTCGAACGGCGGCAGGTCGTGGGCCTTTCGGACCACCCAGGACGTGCGATAGGCCGCCTCGACGTCGGTGTGAGAAGCCAAGAAGCGGGCGTCGAAGCCGTAGCGGTTGGCGATGTTCTTGTCGGCCGACGTGCCGATACCGCTGATCAGGCTCGCGAAGCCGTCCGTGATCCGCTGCACGAGGGACATGCAGGCCTGCTCCTACGATGGGACCGGGGCGTCATCTCGACGCTCCATAGGGTCAGGTATGGCGGGCCGGGCGGGCCTTGTCACTTGCGGGCGTCGCACCAGGCCTTTACGGCGACGAGGCGGCGGGTCTTCTCGGCGTTGTCGGCGCCCAGGGCCGTCAGCCACGGCGTATAGACGCCCACGGCGGCGCGCTCGGCGTCGGTGAGGGGCATCGGGAAGCCGGCGCCATCGGGCACGCGGGGCGTCGCCGGAACGGCGGCGGTCGCCTCACTGGGGCAGCGCTCCGGCTTGATCGCGGTGTTGATCTTCGCCCACGAGGGAACGCACGCACCGGTCATCGCAGAGAGGGCGAGAACCGTCAGGGTTCGGCTTAGCATTCTGGATCCTCTCAATGACGCGGCCGGCCTCGATGGTGATGGGCAGGCGGCCGGCACAGGCGGCGGCGAGGCCTTCGTACGAGACCTCGGCTTGGCCACCCTCCAGCGCCCGCAGTCGCTCGCTGGCGTCCTTGGCGTCCTGCAGAGCGTCGATCTTGCCGGCCGCGACATTGGCCTCGTACTTGAGCCGGCCGATGCGCCAGGTCTGGAGGCCGCCGAACGCCGCCAGGGCGACCATGCCGGCGGCAACGTAGGGCGTGGCGGGGCCGAGAAGGGTCATGCCAGCGACAGGGCCGCAGCGACCCAGAACAGCTTGCACGCGACGTGCAGCACCTGGTCGGTGTTGAAGTCGATCTTCCCGGTGCACTTGGCGTCGTCGATCAGCGCGTGCGCCGCGACCTCGGCGAGACCAAGCCACCAGACGCCCGTGATCAGCGCGACGAAGCCGCCATGGATCACGGCGTGGGCGCCGAGGGCCTGATAGAACGGGACGCCAGGGATCGGCGCGGCCCGGTTCTTCGCCTTGGCCAGAAAGTCGCCCTGGAGCGGATAGTCCGCCAGCGCATGAGCCGCCAGCAGCAGGAAGAGCATGGTCAAGGCCTGGGTCATGCCGGATAGTCCTTCCGCGCCAGTTCGAAGTGGGGGCCATCCCGTAGCGACTTCCAGTCGCCGCCCCAGACGATCGCGACGCCGAGCTCGGCAGCGGCTGCCTTCATCGCCTTGGCGATCTTCGGATAGAGCGGCCAGTCCCACCTCACCTCACCCGCGACGTAGGCCGCAAGATCGACCGCGTGGCCGGTCAGGTGGCGGGAGTTCTGCGTCTGGCTGGCTCCAGCCTTCACGAGCTGCGCCTGGCGCTCGCGGGTACGCAGGCCTTCGGTGATGGTGAAGTCCACGTCGGTCAGCTGGATCGCGCGCTTCACAACCGCGACGAGGTCGGGGTGGACGCCCTTCAGGCGATCGAGCGAGCGCTGGCCTAGAGCGAAGCTCATTTGAGCATCTCCTGGATCTTGTCCGAGATCAGCCACCAGATCGCGACCATCATCAGCCCCATGCCGGCGGTGGCGCCGGTGGCGTACTTGCGCATCCCGTCGAAGGCGGTGACCTTGGCCTTGACGTTGTTCTCGACCCGCATCACCCGGCCCGTGAGGCCCGTTCCGATGGGCTCGCCCTTCTCGTCGAGCTTTTCCCAGCCCACGGCCTCGCGGAGGGCGGTGACCTCGCCGCGCAGCGCGGTCAGATCGGTGGCGATCCGCTGAAGCGTGATCCCGTTGAGCACGTCTTGCTCGCCGATCATTCCCTGCCCTCCAGAGCGATGTGGTTGGATCCGGCAGACGCCTCGACGCGGCCGACCCACGGTGAGGCCAGAGCGAAGGCGAAGAGAGGGATGCAGGCGACGGCGACGAGGAGCGCCCAACCCAGGAACCAAACCCGGCGGCCGGCGGTCATCTCGGGCCAAGGGGCGAAGGTCAGGGCTCCGCCGATCAGCAGGGCGACGATGGCGACACCCACCAAGCCGGCGAAGAGCGTCCAGACCGCGCCCGTGGTCGGCCTGGACACCTTGACCGTGCTCGGCGTTCCTTCGCCGGATACAGCAGCAGCTACGCCTGCCGCTGTCGATGCCACGTCCTCGGCCATGCCGATGGGCTCCATCTTGGGATCGCGACGTCATCTCGACGTTGCCTCACCCCTAGGTATGCCGAGGGTTGAACCGGTCCGATAGGCCTAGAACAGCACCGACTTCTGCGATTGAGGCAGGTTCGCTGCGATGAAGTCGGAGACGTTGTCGTAGGGGTGCACGCCATCCGCCGTCGATCGAGCCAGCACAGAAGCGCCGGACGGCGCGACCGTGGCCTGCGGGGTCTCGTCGACAACGGTGAAAGGTCCGATTCCCGAGACCGTGTTGACCGTTACGGCCGCCGGGCCAGCGGATAGGACCATTCCCGGCGCCGGCGCGGCGGCCATCTGGCAGGTGCTCCAGGTGGCGACGCCGTCGGTGCCGGCCTGGGCCGAGAGCGTGGTGGAGAACGTCGCGCCAGGCCAGGTCCACGGATAGGTGTCGTCGTGGATCACCGCGGCGATGTCGATGCAGCCGTCATGCAGGCCATTGGCGTTGGCGCGCAGCGCGTCGTTCCACGCCGGCACGCCAGCGCCTCCCCACGTGTCGTTGGCATCGTAAGCCGCCTGGCCGCCACGCGTGGTCCAGTTGTCCGACGCGGTGATTGTGCCCGTGGCCGGCGAGGTTCCCCCGGCGAAGGCGTAGGTGAAGGTCGTGCCCGAGGTCACGGTGATGGCGTAGGTGCCGTTGTAGGCTGCAGGCGTCGCGCCAGCGATGGTCACGTAGCGTCCGGTGACGAGGTGCGCGGTGGAGCCGACCGTCGCCGTGGCGGTCGTTCCCGACGACGTCAGGGTCGCCGAGATCGCCTTGGTGCGCGGTGGCGTAGTGCAGACCGTCACCTTGAGGCTTTGTCCCCACCGGGTGCGCATCCGGTCGCGATAAGCCGTGAATTCGCTTAGCATCGTCGCGGAGGCGTTGGCGCTGTTGCGTCCGTGTTGACTCAGGATGCAGGTGAAAGGCCACTTGCCCTCCCCGCCTCCACTGAGAGCCCAGACGTCATCGAGCAAGTCCCAGACCTTCGACGAGTTGGCCTGGAAGCTCCGGGCCATGTTGGCGCCAGGCACGACGAACGCGCCGCAATCGATGCGGCCACGGGTCGAGTCCTTAATGTCGAGCCAAGTGCGCACCGCCCCCATAGCCCCGCGGTCGGTGGCGCCGACCGAATAGGTGTTGCGGCCATAGCCCAGACTGTCGCCGATGACGGCCGGGTGCTTGGTCAAGCCATTGTGGCCCAGGTAGACGCAGAAGCAGACGTCGGGATAGGCCGGCATCGTGCCGCTGAACCCGGTGTCGAGCGCCGCCGTGGAGGGTGCGCCTGATGCGGCCAGCGCGTCCACCTCGGCCAGGCTGGTCCCACCGTAGATCTTCTCGCCGCGCTCACGCTGCAGGAGCGTGCCCGGCAGGCGGAACTCGCCGATCGCGCCGTGAGTGGTGATCTCCAGCTGCATGTCGGTGTCCGCCGGCCAGTCGAAGGGCAGGTCGAAGCGAACCAGGACGCCCTTCGAAGCCGACGCGATCGTCGCGGACGACGATCCGGATCCGACCACTTGGCCGTCATAGGTCGCGCCGCCGTAGCGCAGGCGCACCCGGTCCAGATTGATCGCGTTGCCCGTGACGATGGTTTCCTGGGGAGACGTGCCGCTCTGGTTGGCCGCCACGCCCGGCACGCCGAAGATGAAGCTGCGTTTACCGGCCACCGAAGGCCCGGCCACCTTCTTGATCCGCGTGGTGTACTCGCCGCCGGCCGCGATGGTGGTCAGGGCGCCAGAAGCCTGCATGACCGAGGCGCCGCCGAACAACATCCATCGGCCAGGGTCCGCCTGCACAGCAGTGACGCTGATGTCCTGGGTCACGCTGTAGAACGGACTGGAGCGCTCGGCCTTGATCCGCGCCGTCTGGACCGTGCCCGTCTGGCCAGCGGCCTGCGACAGGATCAGGTCGTTGGAGCCGTTCAGGGTGAACGGCCCAGATACGACCGTGAGCGCGGCGCCAGAGACGGTCGTGAACAGCCGGGCCGCCACTGTGCCGATCGGGGCGTTCGGAGCCACGGTGATCGACGAAGGCTGGATACCCAGATCACCGCCAGCGAGCTGAACGGGAACCACGTCGACGGGCTGGCCAACCGCGTTCTCCGCGACCGCGCCGCCGACCACCCGTACCGGCATCACATCGAGCGCCCGGCCATCACCGGTGGTGTAGGTCAGGTTCGAGACCACGAACACCGGATCGGCCATTGCACGTCTTCCATCTCAGGGCATGCGGCGTCGTCTGACGGCGCTTTAGGTCAGGTATGCCGAGAGGTGGAGGGCTTGGCGAGGGGCGGATTTGACGACGCCCGCCATCCGTTATTGCCTAGCCAGATCAACAACCATGAGGCGCAGAGATGCCCTATCGAGATGCTGAAACTGGCGAGTACGTCACCGAGGAATACGCCAAGAAGAATCCCAAGACGACGGTGTTCGAACGGGACAAGCCCAAGCCGAAACCTAAAGCGCCAGCTAAACGGAAGCGCTGATCGAACGATCAGAGGGGCGGCGCTGTCGCTCCTCTGATCCTACAGGTTGTCGAGGGTATAGCTCGACCCCAGGGCCACGATCTCGAATGCCCGCGAAGTGCTGTCTGCGTCGTCATCGTGCTTGGCGGTCGGGAAGCCTTCCAGGGCGGTGAACCACTTCTCGTTCCAGGGACCGCGCAGCACGTCCACGTTGCCGTGCTCGGCCTGCGACGAGAAGAGCGAGAAGCGGGTCAACTTGTCGCCGGTCTCGGTGGATGACTTCACGGTGTAGCCGCTGAGCATCTTCACCAGACCGGCGACCTGGCTTTTGCCGGCCTGGCCGGGGTCCTGCGGCAGCGAGATCGTGCACATGAGGCCGTCTTGGGAGGCGGTGTTCCTGATCAGCTGCTCGACCTTCGCCGGGCTCAGGGCGTCGCTGTGGTTGTCGACCACGATGTAGCGGCCATCCGGCGTGCGTCCGATCTTGGTGCTGCTGGTCTCGTCGGGGTCCGGGCTCTCCGCCGTGCGCGGGGTGGCGGCGAGGTCGTAGCCGCGGCCAAAGACCGTGCCGGCCGGGATGGCGTCCACCACCCTGCACCACGACCGTTGGAAGTAGAGGCCGGCGGCGGGCCGGATCTTCCAGTTGCCACCCAGCAGGCGCTCGCGCTCGACCAACGGTAGGGCCAGCAGCGACGCCATGTAGGCCGGGTCCGCCGCCATCAGCGCCTTGTTGTCGGTCAGCTTGGCCGGGATGAAAGTCAGGGACTTGGCGGGGATCGGGACAGTGTCGCCGTCCTCGTTGACCATCGTGTAGATGGCCAGGTCTTCCGGGCTGTCGGCCCACTTCAGGTCTTCGCCGACGCGGACGAACCAGCGCAGAACCCCCGACCGCTCCGGGATAGGCAGGCCGGTTTCCTGGTCTATCCACCACTCTATCAGCTTGGCGACCCAGCTGTCCGCGTCCGGGTTGCAGGTCGCCCGGATGTAGGGCCGCACGCCGCACATTGAGCGGTTGCGGCTGACCATGTACCAGAACTGGACCGCGCTGAAGTGCGTCAGCTCGTCGAACTTGATCAGGGGGATTTGCGACCCCTGCCAGTTGAACCGGGTCTTGTCGTGTTCGAGGTGGGCGAAGCTGGCCGTCGCGCCGGACGGGAACTTCCACGACAGCACATGCTCCTTCGGCTCGGCGCCGACGAGCGGATAGAGATTGGCGCTCTCGTCCCAAAGGCCGCCCTCGTTTCGGATCTGCACCGTGGAGCGACGGAAGGTGACCGAACCGAAGCCCGGGTTGTGGATGTGGCGCAGGTCTTCAAGCAGCAGCGCCCAAGTCTTCCCGCCGCCGGCGCCGCCGCCATAGATCGCGATGTCCGCCGAGGTAGCGAGGAAGGCGGTCTGTGGGCCTGGCTGCGGCTTGATCGTGGTTTCGTCGATCGCCGGGCCGCCGTTGTGGCCGATGGTGGGCCGCTCGGCGACCATGGCGCTCATCGCGCTACTCCGCCTCGCATCAGCCCCGGCCGTTGTCGGGAAGGGCGAAGATCGCCACCGCCGACACGGGCGCGACCGGCAGGTCCTTGCCGTCCTTGCCGGTCAGCTCGCGGCGGTTCGTGTAGGCGTTGCCCATCTCCTTGGCGATCTGCTCATAAAGCTGGGCGGCGACGACGAGGTTGCCCTGGGTCTCGGCCCGGCGGGCCATGCGCTCCAGCGCCCGGACGCGGACGTTCTTGTGGCTCGCGCCGATCGTGGCCGAGTCCTTCAGGAACTTCTCGCGCGTCTCCTCGAACATGGCCTTCCACTTGGCCGAGAGCTTCCGGCCGGCGCGCTTGGTCGGGTCGTAGGCCTCGACGCTCTGCGGCGTGATCTGGAGGCCGAATTCCTCCCTGACAGCCTTGGCCACGACGCCGGGCGGATCGAAGCACGCGAGGGCTGCCACCACATAGGCGCGGGCCTCGTCGTTGAGCGTGGGTTCTGGGCGCTTTGCCATCAGGTCAGCCTCAGGCCGCCTTCAGCATGCGACAGGTGCCGCACGCCTGGCTGATCTGCGCCGCGGCGATCTCAGGGCGACGGCTGGCCGCCTCGACGAGAGCCTGGGTCGCCCCCGCAGCCGGTCCAGCGCCGTAGCGGCGCACGATGCCCACGAACTCCTCGACGTCGTGGCCCTTGAGGCCGAACTTCGGGCGGCCGTCCCTCGTGAACTTGGGCGCGCCGTACTGATCGCGCTCCTGGGCGGCGTGATAGAGCTCGTGGTCGACCAGGGCGCAGAACTCGGGCTCGTCGCACACCTGGGCATAGTTCGCGTCGATCGTGATCAGGAAGTCGGGGATGCTTCCGAACCACTCGGTGATCTGCTGCTCGGCTCGGGCGCGGGCCCACTTCCCCATCGCCATCGGCGGCATGGTCTCGCATTGGCCGGCGATCATGTTCCCTCCCCGGCTATTGGAGACCGTGGTCCAGACGAAGCCGAGCGCGGCGCGGTTCAGGTGGTCGTGGTCCTCGTTCCAAAGCGTGGCGCCGGGCTCGATGAACGTCGCACGGGCCCAGGCCTCAAGCTCCGGGCTCGGCATCATCGTCAAGTCCAGGCTCCCCATCAGATCGGGGGGCGGGGTCGGTCGGGCCAGGCCGCTCATAGGGTTTGGTATGCCTCTGCTTGGGGTGGTCGTCACGGGGAGGATTGCAGGGGAAGTCGTAGTGCTTGCCGGGGTGGGGTCGGTGGGGGTGCATGGCGATCTCTCGTGGTTTACGGAGAGACCCTTCACCAAGCCGCAGAGATCACCGACGCACGGTGGAACTCAGGGTGGGTCGGATTGGCGAACGTTGACTCGGAAGCCAGACAGTGCCGCCCACGGATCGCGATTCGGACCCTTGTTCGGATCAGGCTGGTCGTAGACCAGGACGGTTGCCCTGGGCGGCTTGGGGCCATGGCGGCGGGCCTTGCGGCTGTGACGTCGGGCGCCGCGGCCTGGCGCTACGCCCAGGCGCTCCAGAAGCGCCGTCGCCTGCTGGCGCTTGTTGTTGATCGCGTTGTCCTCGTTCACCGGCGAGCCAGCGACCGGCATGTGGTGCTCTCCGCCATCAGGCGCGATGACCACGATGTGGAGGTGCTTGCCGCCGTGCTCGGTGCGCCAGCGGAGGCCGGCGGCCTCGACCAGGCCGGCCACGACTTCGACGACGCGGCGTTCACAGCGCTTCATGCCGCACGCTCCTCAGGCCGGTAGAGGTTGGGCTGGCGGGCAATACGAGGCACGCCTTCCAAGATGATAGGCGGATCGGCTCGCGGGAAGGCACGGGCCCTGAGCGCTGCGCAGGCGGCTCGGCGGATCTGGGCGCCGGTCATGTTCTCGACGGCGAACCTCGCCATGGCGCCGCGCGCAGCCTTGCCGCCTCCGATTGACCTGACGACCACTTCTTGCTCCGCAGCCCAGAGCAGGTCGAAAACCGCCTTCGGGTGTGGAATCGCGTCAGAACTTGAGACACGGTGTCGATCGAACGGTCGAAGGTCGCCCTCGGGGCCGTCTTCGCGGATCAACTGCGTTCGGCTCAGCAACGCAATGCGGTTCGGATTATTGACCAACTTCGTAGTCAGCAACTCGCCGCTGTAGTGGTTTCGCTCGGGCGGGTCTCGCGGCACCTCGATGTAGTAGTCCTCCAGCGCCGAGACCGCCGCAACGTGCTTGTCGGCCACGTACAGGCGCACGTCATCGGTCACGGCAAATGCAGCGCGCATCTGGTCGGCGAGGCGCTTCAGCACGTCGCGCTCCGATTTGATCTCGCCCAGGACGATCCGGTCCGGCGTCACGGCGGCGATGTCGATCCGACACCCGCCTTGCTCCAACATGAGTTCGTGGATGATCCGAGCGTCAGGGAACGACCGGCGAAGCGATGCCTCGACCTTGGCCCTGATGCGCTCTTCGGCGACGGAGCCAGCCATCAGGACGCCCTCCCCTCTTCCTCGACCGGGACGATCTTCACCTTCCCCGTCGAGAGCAGGTCCCTCATGGCGCGTAGGGTCTCGGAGTGCTTGGTGCCCAGCCAGTCGGCTAGGTCTTCGACCGTGGCGCCGGCGGGGAAGTGGCGAAGGTCGCCCAGGATCTCGGCGCGGAGGTGCTCGGTCTTGGCAGAAGGCGGGCGCTTGTCCGGCCGGCCGCGTGGGCGCAGCGTCACCCCCGCTTCCCTCAGGCGATTGCGTACCGTCGTGCGGCTAAGGCCCGTCGCCGCGGCAACCTGACGAAGGCTCTTGCCCTGGTAGAGGTCGGCGAGGTTGGTCATGCGGCCCTCCCCTTGTCGCCATTCGCAGGCGGCCGCGTGAAGCCGGCCAGCATCTTGGCGACGAGCGCCTTTCGGGTCTCCACGTCCTGCGGCGGGATCACCTTGGGCGGCAACGTGGCGGCGGCGCGCTTGGCGCGGGACAGGGCTTTCAGTATTGGCTCGGCCCGCTTGGCGGCCAGGGCTTTCAGCGGACCAGGCTTCGGGAAGAACTCGGCATTGGCACCGCCGGCGTAGTCGCTCACGGCCTGGGCTAGAGCCTCCGCGGGAAAACCGGACAGCTGTTCGACATAGACCCGCCAGAACGCCGCCGACTTGGCCGCCTCCCCCACGCCGTAGACCAGAACGAGGGGCTGCAGGGCCTCGCGCACCTTCTGGGCGCCGCAGGGTTCGGCGACGGACGTCAGGGCCGGGATCGACGCTCGCGCCTCGGCATGCAGCGCCGGGACGGAGACGATCGCCTCCAGGGCGACCTCGGCAGGCAGGTCACTCGCAAGCTGCCGCCATAGCCCTGTCGATATCCGACAGTCGGTCAGCGTAAGCGGCTTCTCGGGGCGGGCGGGAACCAGTTCGTTCATGTCGGGCCTGCGGGTCGTAGGTTTCGGGGGGGCGAGTCCTGGCGGCGTGAGCGCGGCCGATGGCCTCGGTGAAGAACTTCCAGGTCGACACGGGATCGGGGCCGGCGCGCTGGCCGTGGGCCCTGACGATCGGCAGCACGTCGAGCTGCCAGCTCCAGCCGAGCTGACGCCAGCGGGCGACCTCGCCCAGCGACGTGATCAGTCCAGGCCTTCGGGAGGCGTCGATGTTGTGGTTGATCGTGGCCAGGCGGGCGGCGTGGTCCGTGGCGGTCTCGCCGGCCGGCCAGTCGTCCACGGCGCTCTCGCGCGTCTCCACAACACCAATCTTATGGTTCTGGTTATGGTTCTGGTTATGGTGGCAATTGCTTTCCGCGTCGGAAGCAATTGCTTGGGCCAGAGCTTTGTTTTTGTTGGCCTTTTCGGCGGCACCGCGTTTTCCAGCCTCTGAACGCCTACCGGAAGTGCTTTCGTACTTGGCGATTTCATCGGTCAGCCGCTTGTGGGTCAGCCGACCGCGAGATCGCTTGAAGAAGGCCAGCACGTCGGCCTTGATCGCCTCCCACTCGGCCGGGGTGCAGCGGGCCAATTTGGCGAGGTTGGCGTCCGCGGCCGGCAGCGAACCGCCGGCGCGCCACATGCCCATCAGTAGGAGCAGATAAGCGCCATGCTCCAAGGCCCCCAGGTGGTGCGTGTCGCCCAGGTAGTCGGCCACGTAGAGCTTCATGTAGGGAGGAGCGCTCACGCCGCCTCCGATCGTAGAAGCTGCTCGGTGCGACGTTCGTGGGCGCGGATGCCGTGCAGGGCCGTCGTGTGGTCGCGATTGAAGAAGCGACCGATCTCGGAGCGGCTATAGCCGAACTCGCTCATCGACCACATGGCGTGCTGCCGGGCGACGACGATGCCTTTTCTCCGGGATTGCCCCTTCATCGCCTCGACGCTGACGCCGTAGGATTCGGCGATCATGTCGGCGATGGTGGCCATGGCTCGGCCTGAACGCCGAGTAGGCATGAAGCCCCGCCAGAGCGACTGGTAGCCTGTCGGGATCTCAACAACCTTCGGTGTGACGTTGACCTGAACAGGCTTAACGGCGCGGCCGAACCATCCCGCGACGGTGTTGGCGCCGTAGTCTTCGCATAGGGCTCGGATCACGGCCGCACGGGCCGCACGGGCCTCGCGGCTCTCGTCGGCCCCCAGCAGCTCGTCTGGCATGAACCCGGCGCGGCCGCCGATCCTGGCGATGACGTTCATGGCGGCGTCGGGGATGGCCTGGATCATCAGGCGGCCTCCCCGCCCAGAAGGTCACCTTGCGTCGCCACGGGCTCCGCGTCGCCAAACAGCCGAGGCTCCCGAAGCGCGGCCTCCACGCGGCGGCAGGCCACGTCAAACCACTGCTGGGTGAGCTCAACGCCGACGAACTTGCGACCGGCTCGGATGGCTGCCACACCCGTGGTGCCGGAGCCCATGAACGGGTCGAGCACGACCTCACCCAGCTTGGTCGAGTTCTCGATGTAGAACTGGCAGAGCGAGACCGGTTTCTCGGTGGGGTGCTTGCTCTCGTCCCGTTGGAAGATGGACTGCAGGGCCTTCGACGACGGATCATTAATCCGGAAGGCCGTCCCCTTGCGCATGAAGAGGACGAACTCGCAGGTCTGCTGGTACCAGCGGTTCGGCATGGCCGTCCGCTTGTCCCACACGAGGATGCGGTGAAGCCGAAGGCCTGCTGCTTCGGCCGCCGATTGCGCCTCCGAGATGCTTCGGTCGTTCGTGAAAATGTAGGCGTGGGCGTCCGCCTTGAGCGCGTTCGGGACGAGCGGAAGCCAGTCCGACCAATCAAGGTCGCACTCGACAATCGATCCTCCATTGTCGTAGCCGTTTTTCATCCAGCCGCCGAACGGCTTGTCGCCGGAATTTCCTCCAGACTGGACGAGGTACGGCGGGTCACTGCATAGGACGTCAGCCGGCGCCAGCGTTGGTAGGATCGCTCGCGCGTCGCCCAGGTAGAGGGTCGCGTCGCCGATCACCTCTTTGCGGAAGCTCACGCCGACACCATGACGCGGTCGAGCCCGCGCTCCCGGCTGATCTCGTGCAGCTCCAGCGCGACACGCCTGATCTCGGCGTCTGACCAGGCCGCCATCTGCTCGCGTGGCGGTCCCTCTCGCAGGATCACGAACGAGCAGGCGCGGCCTGGCGTCCAGGCGATCATGCCGTCATCGCGCATCTGCTCGAGTGCGTTGTAGACCGGGCTGGTGCTGGAGCCGATGTGCTTGGCGATCTGGCGGATGCTGGGAGACACCGTGCCGACGGTCAGCAAGCGGATGGCGCCGAGGATCTGATTGCGGAGCGTGGGATAGCTCATCGAGCCCACCTCATGACGGATTTGATGTAGGCGGCGGGCAAAAGCACGCCGGTGCGGAAGGCGCGGCGCTGGTGCGCCGGGCAGTACGGGGAAGGCTCGCCGTCTGGGCGCTTGCCCTTGCGGGCGCCGCAGAACCGGTCCTCGCCGTCGAAGGTGACGACCCACCGGCAGTGGTGGTCGCGCGCCTCGGCGATCGGGACCGGCCGGGCGTAGGGAAGCGGCTCGCAGTGGTAGCGGACGTGGCGCGGCGGCAGGCTCTCGGCCTGGGCCTTCCGCTCCGGCTCCACCGGGGTGGCGACGGGAGGCGGCGGGGCGACCGCAACCAGGCGCGGACGAGGAACCGGAGGCGCGGGCGTCACTGCCACGGGCGCCGGGGCCAGCATCAGCTCCAGAAGGGCCGGCATGGGTTTCATGCTGGGCGCTTGCCTCCGACGAGGCCGGCGGCGCGCTGTCGGACGTCGGCGGCCCGACGCGCCATGGCCTGGCCTGCCTCGTGCGCCGTGATCGCCGGCCGCAGCCAGCGGATGGAGAACAGCTCGCGCAGGCGCGCGGTCAGGGTTCGCGACTTCATCGCGCGGCTCCGAAGAAGGTGGTGAAGGTCCAGGCGTAGACGCCGGCCACGGCGGCGGCGTAGAGGGCGGCCGCCAGCCAGATCCGGGCGCGCTGGGCGATGGTGATCGGCTGGCGGCGCATGGTCAGATCTCGCCGATCGCCGAGAGGTATAGGTCGAGGATGGCGTCCTCTTCTTGGCGCTTGGCGCGGTCCTTCTTGCGGATGGCCACGACCTTCTTCAGGACTTTCGGATCCAGGCCGTTGCCCTTGGCCTCCAGGTAGACCTCAGCGATCTGCTGCAGGATCTCGGCTTTCTCCACTTCCAAGCGCTCGACGCGCTCGATCACGGATTTCAGTTGGGTCTGGGCGGTCTGATTGAGCACGTCAGCGTGCGGGATGGCGTCGTCGGCCATGTTCTGGTTCTCCCTGGCGCCGGTCGGAGATGCGCCCCGGCGCTTGGCGCGTGGGGTCAGCCGACGACGCGCAGATGGCGGGTCGGAGTGAGGCCGTTGGCCACGTCGTGGCCGCGATCGACCTGCTGCTTGAGGGCGGCGAAGGCGGCGCGCACGCCGTGGATCTCGCCGGCGTCGCGGTGGCCGTCAGCCTCCATCTCGTGGATCGCCGCCAACGCCTGGGTGGCGCGGTTCATGGTCTCGACCATGGCCGAGAGAATGTCGTCCTCGGGGTCGTCCTTGATCGCCCGGCTGGCGGCGCCAGTGACGATATCGGTCTGGGCGGCGGCCTGCAGGGTCAGGATGCCCATGAAGGGCATGACGTCGGGGTGGTTGGCATTCTGCCACTGCGACACGCGCTGGTGGCTCACACCCAGCATGATCCCGGCCGGGACAACCCCGCCGACGGTCGCGACCAGCTGGTGCGTCAGGGCCTTCACTTCTTCCACGGTCAGGGCGCGGCTCATTGCACAGTTCCAATCTTTGCAAGGGGACGTGCGGCGGCGCGGCGTTGCATTTTGCGCCGCACAACCGAGGGGATATCGAGTTGAGTGATTTCGAGTTGGCCCTGAGCCATGCCGGCCGGGCCGCAGCCCTGCGTGCCGAGGCGCTTACGGCCATGGCCGCCGCCGACTTCCATTCGGCGGTGAGCCGCTGTTACCTGCGAGATTGGGTGGCGCGACAGGCGGTAGGAGAAAACCCGCCCGCCGCGCCGGTTCACCGCCGGGGGAGAGGCGGCGAAGCTCGTTGAGGGGAAGCCATGAAGACCAAGACCGAGCAGGCCATCGAGTTCGCCGGCAAGGCAGCGGCCCTGCGGCAGGAAGTCGACGCCACCGACCAGGTCACGGCCGAGACCGAGCACCTGGCCCTGGTGGGCGAGTTCTACAGCCTTCTGGGCGAGGCGTTCGCCACCGAGGCAGTCGAGGAAGGGGACGGGTGAGCAGGCCACGTCACGCAGCCTCACTACGAGCTTCGGGTTTGGCTCGCTCGGCTGCGGCTTCTGCCAGCTCCTCCAGTGTCGCCACGCCCAGGTCCCGGAGGCCAGCCCAGTGCTCGGCCGGTATCGAGTTCCGCTGCGCCCACGAGCGGACGGTGTGCAAGCTTACCCGCAGCGTCGTGCTGACCAGGCTCGCGGGGCGACTACGAATGATGTCGGCATGGGTTCGCATAGGCTCGTATAATGCATTTTGCATTTAACGAGGCAAGTGCCTATTGCATTAATCGGCGCGCTAGCAGTGATGCCATGAGCACGATGGCAGACAGGCTGCGCGAGGCGCGGGAGAAGGCTGGCCTCTCCTTGGAGGAGATGGCGAAGGCCGTTGGCGCCAAATTGCCGACCTATACTCAGCACGAAAATGGCACGCGGAATTACCCGGCCAAGAAGGCGGCGCAGTACGCGGAGTTTCTTCGGACTACGCCGGAATGGTTGCTCTACGGACGAAAGACCAAGCCTCAGCTCCTGCCAGTGCCGGTTGATGTCGCGACGAAGGCTCGGACAATACCTGTGATCGATTGGGTCGCGGCCGGCAGGTTAGCCGACAACGTGTCTCAGCTACCGCCGGAAAGCGAGACCATAGAGATTAGCGGCCTCCCGCCCGGCGACTATTTCGGCACGAGAGCGCGCGGCGACTCCATGAACCGAATTGCGCCCGACGGGGCGTTGATTATCGTTGATAAAGCCGACCGCGAGCTGATCAGGGGCCGGCGGTACATCTTCGCAAATCGGGGCAAGACGACTTTCAAGCGCTTCGGTGGATCAGACCCCTACCGACTAGAGCCAGAGAGTTTAAACCCTGACAACGAGCCGATCTTCCCGCGACCCGGCGAAACTTGGGATGTCATCGGACGGGTCAAGCTTGTTGTGTCGGAGGTTTAGATGGCTGAGCAAATGACCGGTCTAGCCGCGGAGCGGTGAATGGATGAGACCCAGCGCGTACTGAGCCAAGTCTTGGACCGCATTCAGCAGCAGGAAGTCGCGCTAAGCGCGCTCTTCGGGGCCATTGATGGAGCTCTCGTCGCGAGGGGCTTGATTGAACCAGGCTCCCTCAAGCGAACGTTGCTTAGCGTCGCGGAGACGTTGGATGACGCTTCCGCCGACGCGATACGAGCGCTCGCAGAAGGGCATGGACCGCCCTCTCTGAGAGTGATCGAGGGCGGCCGTCCTCGATCGCAAGGCGATACGCCCTAGCCCCGGCGGCGGCCGCCCCTCGGCGAACCTGCTCCCACTTGTCCATTCGGATCTCCCAGCGCGCCCAACCGGCGGGCTTTCTCGTGCGTATAGGATAGCGTGAGACCGCCATCACAAAAATAATGCAAAATGCACTTGACCCCAGTTAATGCATTTTGCATTGTGCCTTCATCGAAACCGATGGAGCCACCCAGTGGTCACCCCCGCCGAATTCACTGTCCAGGCCGCGTTCGATATGCGCGACCCGGCCCAGCGCCAGGCGCTGCAAAGCCTGATCGCCATCCCGCCGAAGCGTAAGGCGGAGATCCGCCTCTCGGCCGCGTCGAACCAACACCGCGACTACGCCATGGCGGTGATGAGCTTCACCGAGCACTTCGCCTACCTGCACACCAACGGTCCGCTGCCGGCCGATCTGGCGCCGGTCCACGTCGATCGCCTCGCCGCGCTCAAGGCCGAGGTCGTGGCGTGCCGTGAAGAGCTGCTGGCGTTCGATCGCCCGGCCGTCGCCAAGAAGGCGGCCTGATCCATGGCCGCCACCATCACCCCAGACTTCGCCGCCCAGCTGCGTCCGCTGGCCCTGACCGTCACCAGCGGCATGGTCGGCGCCCGCCTCGCCTTCGCTGGCGGCCCTGAGCATCACACCATCACCGTTCCGATGACGCCCGACCATGACGGCGCGCTGGAGTTCATCGACCTCGCCACCGCGCAACTGATCCGCCGCGAGGCAATCGGCGCCACCGCCGCGCTTCTGGCGCGGGTGTTCGGGGAGCGGGCGTGATGGGGGAGCTACTCGAACAGCCCCACTGCAAGGCGTGCTTCAAGCCCCTTCGCACCGAGCCGGTCATGATCCTCAACGGGCCGCGCTACAGCGGCGCTCAGTGGGTCGAGAGCAGCATCCAACGCTGCGCCAACTCTGAGTGCTGCAACACGACCGGCGGAACGCTGGAGGAGCGGATCGCCTACATCAACGGGGTCTACGGCTACAAATACTTCGGCGACTACGAGCTTTCGCCCGAGCAGATGGATGCGGTCGGCGAAGCCGTCAGCCTTGCCGCCCAAGTGCCGAGTTTGGTGGCCGTTCTCGCCGACCTGCTCCACGAGAACAGCACCAAATCCGCCGAGGATCGGCTTCGGACGCGGATCGCCGCTGAAGCCGCCATCGCCAAGGCTCTTGGCCAGGACGCGGAGGGCGTGTCGTGAGCGCGCCCGACGTCTGGTCCCTCATCGGCCTCGTCTCCGGCGTCGCAGCTCTGTTGCTGGGCCTCTCCCAGAGGATCGGCCGATGACTCCGCCCCTCCTCTTCACCGCCCGCGGCGGCGCTGTGGTCTTCGAAGGCCGCCCGGTCCCTGAGTACCGGGCCGTCGCCCTTCGCCAGCGCCTCGTGACGATGGCGCTCGATCCGACCGCTGCCATGCCCCGCGCCAACGCCTTCTGGCGGATCGCCGCCGAGCTGCGCGCCGCGCTCGCGGAAGCCCGCAAGCAGCCGCGCCTCACCGTCGCTAAAGCCATTCGCACGCTTCAGGCGGTGATTGAAGATGCGAAGGCGCGGACGGCCGCCCCTCTGGCAATCGCTCCTCAAGGGGAGAGCTGAGCCGTGGCCAATCGCGTTTGCAAGGCCCGTTCCTGTGGCCAGCCGATCATCGACAAGACCCGCAGCTCATACTGCAAGGCCTGTCGCGGTCCCAATACGCACGGGATCAAGCCGAGCGTCCGCTTCTTCGCGGAGGCGGTTTCGTGAGCGCTTTGGTCAAATGGGCAGACGAGGATGTCAGGTTCTTTACCGGCCTACACCAAGTCAATCACACGAAGCATGTCTCGCCTGGCTGCCTGAGCATTAGCCGGACCTACGGGCGTCAGAAGCCCGTTGAGGGCAAGGGCCATTTCGGCGACAGTAAGGCGTTCACAACGATCGCTGAGCACGGCGGCTATCCTGACCCACCAGAGCATTACGCTCGCGAGGTTCATCGCCTGCAGTCGCATGGGATCGTCGACTTCGCTGTTGTTTCGACCCAAGACTACATGTGCGAGCCGATCATGCTCGCCAAGACCGGGCTGACGATCGACGATCACCAGCGCCTGACGATCGAACGCTACGACGCCATCCTGGCCGAGTTCCTGCGTCTCTACGACGTGACGGACCAGCGAGACCTGCCATTCGAGTTCCTACCCGTCCTCCAGGGATGGACGCCGGACGACTACGTCCGACACCTCGAAATGTACGGCGACCGCGTGCAGCCCGGAATGTGGGTCGGGGTTGGCTCTGTCTGCAAGCGCAACGCCAACGTCGCGTCCGTCGAGGATATCTTGTCAGCGATCAAGGGGGTGCGGCCGGATCTTCGGCTGCACGGCTTTTGGGTTGAAGATAACGGCGCTCCAGAGTTACCGCGTCAGGCGACTGCTCTACAGCGCCGACAGCATGGCCTGGTCGTTCGCAGCTCGCAAAGCGCGGATGGAGATCCTCCGCGATCTGAAGCGCGAGTTCGGACGCGTCGTCTTGATTGCGGCGGCCAAACGCCTCCTGCGCCGACGCCGACAACACCTCCCCGATCCAAACGACTGGCGGGAGGCCGCCGCCTTCGCAGCGCGTGTCGCTCAGCCGCCCAAGCATCCCGAACAACTCAGCCTTCTCGACCTTTTTGCAGCCTAGGAGAACGGTCATGATCGACCAGACCCGAGCCAACACCGGCGGCTTGTCTCCGCGCTACATCGTCGAGCGCACCGATGGCCAGCCCATCGCCAAGCACAAGCGCTTTCCCGTCCTTCTGGAGGCCAGCGGCGATGATCCGGAGGCAGTGGAGGCTCTAGCCTACTACGCTTTCCTCAAGCACTCGCGCGGCAAGAACCGCGAACTCGCCGCCGACATCATGGCGGCCCTGGCAGACCCTATCAACGCGCCGGCGCAGCATCGGTACGCCGCCCCTCAGTCCGAGGGAGAAGGCTGACATGGCGCAAGCGATCTTCACCGCGCGCGAAGGCGCCGTGTTCTTCGAAGGCCGGCCGGTTCCTGAATCCCGAGCCGTCGCGCTGCGCCAGCGCCTCGTGACGATGGCGCTCGACCCTTCCGCCGCCATGCCGCGCGCCAACGCCTTCTGGCGTCTCGCCGCCGAGCTTCGCGCCGCCCTGGGCGAAGCACGCAAGCACTCGCGCACCACCGACAACCCGCCGCCGCGCGCGGCCTGACCCACCCACCAGAGGAGCCCTACCATGGCCGTCGCCATCCCGCCGGACCTCTACGAGTCCGCCGCTTCCATTCTCGCCCAGGCCGGCCGCGTCGAGCGGACCTGCCAACGGTTCACGTCCGAGGCGCAGTTGCAGAACGCCCTTCGCGACCTCGCCACGATCAAGCACGAGGCCATGAAGGCCCGGCGCCACATCCGGGGCCTGATAGCCGAAGCGCGGGCCGAGGCCAAACGCGTCGCCGCGCTCGCGCCGGCCATGGCCGGAGGCGTGGCGGCGTGACCTGCTCCACCACCTCCATGGTTCACCGGATCGTGGCCAAGCGCCTCAAGGTGGATCCGTCCGACCTTGGGCCTGGCCTGATCTTCGCCGACGTCGGGGTCTGCGACCTCTCCATGATCGAAGTGCTGATGGAGGTGGAAGACCTCATCGACGCCGAGATCGGGGACGACGAGGCAGAGCAGATCAAGACCGTGGGCGATCTGGTACGTCTGGCCCAGCGCCTGGCCGGCGACGTCACCGCGGCCGCGTGAGCGAGGAGGCCTTCGTGACCGCCCTCGTCTCCCTCTGCATCGGCCTGGCGCGAACCCCTGACGACCTGAAGGCCTGGGGCGCGGCCAACGCCGCCGCCCTCCAGTCCCACCCCGAAACCCTTCCCGCCAACCGCGCCGCCTTCGCCGCCCGGATGGCTGAGCTTCAGGAGAGCCGCTGAAATGGCCGCCAAGAAGAAGGTCTACGAGCCCGACCCGATCCGCGAAGCCAAGGCTGCGGCCGCGCTGCGCGAGAGCCTGCTGGCCACCGTCGGCGACGACGGCGAACTGCTGGTCGACATGATCGAGGGCGAGACCAACCTGTTCGAGACGATCGACGAGTTGCTGGTCGGGATCGCCGCCGACGAGGGCGCCGCCCAGGGCGTCGCGGCGATGATCGCCACGCTGGACAGCCGCAAGGCCCGGTTCGAAGGCCGGGTGAGCCGCGCGCGCGCCCTGATCGAGCAAGCGCTGATGATCGCTGAGGTGGACGCGCCGATCGTCCGGCCTGGTGGCACGCTGTCGCTGTCCACGCGGGCGCCGTCCCTGGTCGTGACCGACGAGGCCGAAATCCCCTCAGCCTACTGGAAGGCCGGCAAGCCCACGCTCGACCGCGCCGCCCTGACGGCCGACCTGCGCGAGCGGGCCAAGGCCCGCACCGAGGCTTTGGAGATCGCCGACGAGGAGGAGCGCACCGCCGCCCTCGCTGCCCTGACCGACCCCATCCCCGGCGCGACCCTGTCGAACGCCGCCCCCTCTCTCACGATCCGGGTGAAGTGACCATGTCCAGCAACGTTGTCGCCCTCAATTCCTCGAACGCCGGCTTCTCGGCTGCGCAGATCGCGCTGATCAAGAACACGGTCGCCAAGGACACCAACCACGACGAGTTCAACCTGTTCGTCAGCGTGGCCCGCAACACCGGCCTGGATCCGCTGCGCAAGCAGATCATGGCCGTGGTCTACAGCAAGGGCGATGCCGAAAAGCGCCGCATGTCGATCGTCACCGGCATCGACGGCCTTCGCGCCATCGCGGCCCGGTCCAAGCGCTACCGGCCCGACGAGAACGAGCCCGAGTTCACCTATGACCCCGACTTGAAGGGCCCGGCGAACCCGCTCGGCTTGGTTAAGGCCGTGGTGCGCGTGTTCATCGCCGACGCCAACCGCGATGGCGGCTGGCGTCCGGTCGCTGGCGTCGCCTACTGGGACGAATTCGCTCCGATGAAGGAGGAGGCCGAAGGCGGCTTCGACTGGGTCGACACCGGCGAAGTCTGGCCCGACACCGGCAAGCCAAAGAAGCGCAAAGTTCCGCGCGTCGCCGGCGCCCAGGTCGTCCGCCAGCTGGATACCTCCGGCCAGTGGGGGAAGATGGGCCGGCTCATGCTCGCCAAGTGCGCCGAGTCCCAGGCCCTGCGGAAGGCTTTCCCGGAAGACCTCTCCAACCTCTTCGAGCACGCCGAGATGGATCAGGCGGCGTCTTCCGACATGCTGGCCTCGGATATCATCGAGGCGACGGCGGTCGAGCAGCGCCTGCAACGCATCGGCGGCGGCGGCATCCTGTTCCAGTTCATGCCCAACGAGCCGATGGAAAGCGTTCCGCTCGGCAAGGTGGCCGACCGGGTGATCGAGGCGGCCGCCACCTTCACCAGCGTGCGCCACCACGACTGGTTCATGAGCGTCAACCGGGCGCCGATGCAAGAGTTCTGGGCCCGCGCCCAGGCCGACGCACTGGAAGTGAAGAAGGTTTTGGAGGCGCGCCGCGCCGAGTTGGCCGCCGCCGAGCAGGAGGCGGAAACGGCATGACCGGACCGACCGTCATCCTGGAGAGCCGCACGCGCCGCGAGCAGGCTCACCGCCTGATCGAGCAGGCGCCGGACGGCGCCGTGGTGTCGTTCGAGCCACCGCGTCGCACCCTGCCGCAAAATTCGCGCCTGCACGCTCTGATCACCGACGTGGCCCGCCAAGTCGAGTGGCCCGTCGGCTCGGGCACCAAGCGCACCGTCGAGGCGTGGAAGGACATCTTCACCGCCGCCCTGCGTAGCGCCAACCACGGCCTGGACGTCGTCCCCGGCCTGAACGGCGGCTTCGTGCTCCTCGGAATGCACACCAGCCGCATGACGAAGGACGAGCTTGGAGAGCTGATGGCCTTGATCGAGGCTTTCGGCGCCCAGCACGGCGTGACCTTCCACGAGCCGGATAGGAGCGCGGCATGAGCGCCCACGAATGGGTCGAGCGCCAGCTGTCGCGCGAGACGCCGCTTCCTGCCTTCCCGGCCGCTGCGATCGACCTCCTGTGCAATGCGCTGGGCGTCGGACCCTGGAACGTGCCGGTTCGTTGGGACCGGGCGAGCCTGACCGAGCGCCGCTGCCGGTTCGTGCTCCGCACGGATGGCCTCGCCACTTTCGACACCGATCCGCTGACGCGGCTCGTCGTACTGGCGCATGACCGGTGCATCCGCGTCCAGGTGTCGCCGGCGGCGGTCGCCTTCCTCGCGATCGAGATGTGGCCGCGCCGACGCGAGCGTGGGGACCTCTTCTCCCACCATCCGACCATCGAAAAAGCTATCGCCCGGCTCCGGCCGGCCGCTGTCGAGGAGGCCGCATGACCCTCCACCACACCCAGGTAGACCGACAAGCCCCCGGCGACCTAGTCGAGAAGCGCCGCAAGCTCACGCGCGCCGAGATCATCGAAATCACCGTGCGCCAGGCTGGCCGCTGCGGCTGCGGCTGCGGCCACCGCCTCGACCCCTTCTCCGAAGGGGTGATCGACGAGCACATCATTCCTTTGGAGTTGACCGGCTCCAACGACATCACCAACCGCGCCCTCTATCGCAAGCCGTGCGCGGCCGAGAAGACCAAGGCCGACGCCACCGACATCGCCAAGGCCAAGCGCCGCGCCGGCGAGACCTGCCAGGGAGCCAAGCGCCCCATCCCCCCGCGCGGCTTCGACAAGACCCGCACCAAGCGGTTCGACGGCACCGTCGTTCCCAGAGTCGTCAAGGCCTCCACTCTTACAGACGGAGGAGTGGAGTGAGCCGTCCTCGTCTTCTCGACCTGTTCTGCTGCGCCGGCGGTGCCGGCATGGGCTATCACCGCGCCGGCTTCGAGGTCGTGGGCGTCGATATCGAGCCGCGGCCACGATATCCTTTCCGCTTTATCCAGGCCGACGCTCTCAGCCTGCCCAACTTCTTCTTGGCCTCCTTCGACGCCATTCACGCTTCACCGCCGTGCCAATTCCACACGGCGATGAAGTCCATGCACAATGCAAAGCAGCACATCGACCTGATCGAGCCGACGCGCGCGCTCCTGGTTGGCAGTGGCGTTCCTTGGATCATGGAGAACGTTGTCGGAGCGCCGCTCGAGGATCCGATCCTGCTGTGCGGCACGATGTTTGGACTCGGCGTCGACGGCGCCGAGCTTCAGCGCCATCGCGTGTTCGAGACGAGCTTTCCGATCCTGCTCCACCCGCAGTGCCAACACTCCAAGGGCAGGACCATTGGAATCTATGGCGAAGGTTGCCGGGACAGCCGGCGCAAGTTCGACAAGTCGATCCCTGAATTCACAGTCGTCCAGGGCCGGGCCGCGATGGAATGCCCGTGGATGACGACCGCGGAGCTGAGCCAGGCCATCCCCCCCGCCTACACCGAGTTTCTCGGCCGGCACCTGATCGCCCACCTCTCCCAGCAAAGGCCTGCCGCATGAGCGACCAGAACAAGGGCTCATCCCAGAGCCAGCCCGTCTCCGCGCCCGAGAGCGCGGCCCGCAACTCCAGCGCCCCGATGGACATGAGCAAGACCACCACACCTGACCTGGACGCGCTCGTCTTGGAGCTGCCGGAAGAGGACGAAATCGTCCAACTGCTGTTCAGCGTTCAGCGCGGAGCGGCCCGTCTGCGCCCCCAGGCCGCGAAGATCATGGAGCTATATCAGCCCCTCCTCGACGCCTATGCAGAGCAGGGGCGGAAGCTTGCCGCCTGCTATCGTGTGGCCGGCGCGGACACCGATGGCGACGAGGAGTGGCGCTATGCGGGATACGCGCTTGAGGCGGTCGAGGATCTGCGCCGTGATTATGAGGAAGCCGGAGAAGAAAATCATCGCCAAGCCGTCACCATCGCCGCCCTGACGGCAGAGGCAGCGAACCTAAAGGGCGAGGTTGCCGAAGCCGAAGGCCTGGAGCAGATGCAGCGCGACCAGCTGACCCTGTGTCAGGCAGAGGTCGAGCGGCTGAAGGTGGCGCTAAGCACCCTCGCGGAGCCGATCGTTGGCACCGCAGTAGGCGACCCGTGGGCCTTCTATGAAGATGCGCGCGCCTTTGCAGAAAAGGCTCTCGCCACCCAAGGCGAGGGCTGACCATGGTGGACAAGATCGACCCGGCCGACGTGGTTCGTGCAGCCGTGACCTTCACCGACCTGCGCAAGCGGATCGTCGACATCCTTGGCGATCACCTTGGGTGCGAGGAATTTCAGATTACGGGCAAGGAGCAGGCGGCCGAAGCGCTGATCTTCTTCATGGCTGAGACCCTTGCAGCGGAGGCGTAACATGGCCCTGTCACCCGAGAACCGCGACCTGATCACCAGCACGTTCGGCGATCCCGAATACACGGCCTCCATCGCGGACAACGGCGAGCTTTCACCGCGCGATCTGAACGACCTGCTAAACGCCGCCCGCGCCCAAGGCCGCGCCTCCCTAGAGGAGAGGGTGCGGGAGTTGGCGGCGCTCTGGGACGAGCAGCAATCGCGCTATCCACTAGATGCCTCCGGACGTGGCGCTTCGGCAGCCGTCAGTTGCTGCGCCATCGAGCTTCGGCATCTTCTGGCCACCCCTGGGGAGCGGGAGAATGGGTGAGCGGCAGACCTACGAGCAGGCCGTCGCCGAAATCGAACAGCGCATCGGCTGGACCGTCGAGGACGGCGAGAACTGCGGCTGCAACTTCCGCGAAGAGCCCTGCGACCGCTGCTGGTCGCTCGGCTGGGCCATCGGCGGCATCGACCGCGCCGCCCTCACCACTACGGAGCCCTCCGCATGAGCGAGCGCATCACGAACGTCGCGGTCCGATACGGCGACAAGGTGGTTCAGGTCCCGCGCCCGTACCGCCACCACAACATCCTGCAGGTTGCCGAACAACTCGGGCACCGCGCCGCACCGGACGACCAGGGCTTCGTCACCGACACCGGTCGGTTCGTCACCCGCGCTGAAGCCGGCCGTATCGCAATCGCCGCCGGCCAAGTCGAGAGCTTGATCGCCGGCCCTGACCTCTATTCGGAGGACCTTTTCTGATGAACCAGAACCCCACCCTCAGCGAGCGCGAGGCGCTGGAACGCGAAATCAACGGCATCCTGGTCACAGTGATGAACGAGACCCATGCACTTCCCATGGGTCAGAGCCATGGCCCCATCCAAACAAAGGCCCGCGAAGCGATCATGAAAGCTCTCGGCCGCCGCGCCCCTGTAGCGCCGGCCGAGCCGGTGGCGCAGTTCATCGCTGACGAGGAAGACGGTCCAGCCGTGGGCGTGCTCTACGACCTACCCAACGGCGATCAGGTCTGGTCGGGCGAGGTCAGCGAGAAGCTCCTGAGCGCCCAGCCCGAGGCCGACATTCTCGGCCCCGACAACGGGTCGTTTGTGGTCCATGCCTGCAAGGGTGACGTTCGCATCCTGGCGCAGGCCGCCACGCCGGACATCGCC